GACGAAGGCGAGGATCATGACGATCAGCAAAATCCGGGCGATCAGTTTGAGCTTCATGGTTTCTTCTCCTGTTTGCTGAACTGGATCACCAGCGGGAAATGTTCCTCGCTGATGGCTTCGAACATGGCGCGGCGGAGGGCGGGCGGAAAACCAACCAGATTGGGGGCCTCGTCGCGGTAGCGCATGTTGACCAGGTGCTGCGCCAGGTTGTCTTGCCCGCAAAGTACACCGATTGCCATCATGGTGGTGGTGAGACGTCGAATGTCATGCGGCGCTGGTGACATAGTTCACCTCGCGTGCACTCTGCTCCATCCGATTCTGACAGCGACCATCACAGGAACAGGCCGGGAGCTTGCCGGTGTGGGCGCAGACAACCAGGTTGTCGATCCGCTGTACGATCCGGGCGCCGATGCGGGGGTTATAGTTCGTGCCGATCACCTGCATGTCGCCGTTCTCGCGGGCCAGGTAGATCACGTGCGCCAGCGCCAGGCCGGTGAAGTGCATGAGCGCCTGCACCTCGAAAAACGTGCGGCTCGGCAGGCGAGGCGGCTGTGGCAGGTGAACGCTCAGGCGCACAGTTCGTACCATCAGCAGGTCGCCGCCGACCGTGCCGTCCGGGTGGCCCTGGACCAGTCCGCCATACAGCAAGACCGGGGGAAGTGGAATGTACAGGCCCATTTCGTCAATCCGGTCGATCAGGGCGGCCCTGCACTCCTGGTAGAAGCGGGCCTTGATGCGGTCCGACTTCGAGCGCGGATCGCCGGCAGGGGTGGCCAGGTAACGGCCATAGACGAGCCTGTCGCAGTCGCCGATGCCGGCCAGGTCGATGATCCGGCGAAAGCCAATGGTCGCCTGGCTGGATGCGCTGAAATCAAGCAGGGCCTTCTGTAGCAGTGAACTTTGCATGGGTATCCTCTCTACCAATCGTAGAATAATTCCAAGGTGTGGAGTTGAAGTTCCGCAGAATACAGATCGCGGTTACGTTGGAGGCGAGCCCGCAGGCTCTTTACTTCGCTTTCAGTGCGGACGTGGCGCAGCGGGCCTTTAAAGGCGCGGGCGCCCTTGTACCAGCGGCGAACGTTCCAACCCTGTGATCTCAACCATTCACAAGCTTTATCTAAAGTCCAGGAAGGATCGGTTTGAGTGTGCATTTCAATTGGCCGGCTAGTTTCGTTCCACCCATCAGCATATTTTTTAACGAATAGGCCGGTTGGCAAATCCTGTAGGTCAATACGAGTGATGGATTCGGACACAGTTACACCTCCCTTGCCTGGCCACACATACGAGTAGGCGTTACGATGCCGATCTCGTCAAATGTTGCGGACCACCCAGCGGGCAGCACCAGGTCGCCATCTTCGGTCAGAGTCATTGGCGAGTCCCAGTCTCGAACAGTCAGAATTCCGGTGGCCAGGGTGGCTTGCACATTGATTGGGCGCTGATTGCGGCTTCCCCGCCAGGCAACATAATCATCGTCGTTGCTGCGTTCAAAGCGACCATCTACCAGAGTGTCAATGCAAGCAAGGATATCGGCGATGTAAGGGGCGGCTGGGTGTTCTGGGGAGTGAAGCTCTTCCCAGGTATAACCCGTGTAAACCAAGATATCTTGCACTCCCTGTTCGAGCAGGTTAATCACCAGAGTCGCAAGCGCCTCCGGCTGTTGAAACGGCTCCCCACCGGTAATTGTGCAAGCGCTGTTTTTACCGGCTAGCAGGGCCAAAGTGACAGCCAGATCTTCGGCGACGGCAGAACGACCGTCGATCGTGGGCCACAAGCGGCGGTTCTGACATCCTACGCAGCCCATAGAGCAGCCCTGGAACCAAACCACGGTTCGCTTTCCTGGCCCATCCACGTAGGAAATTGGAGCAATTTTGGATATCTGAAGAATGGTCATTTCGTCCTCCTGTTTCTCAAAGGCGTGGATAAGGTTTTCTCAATGGTCCACCCTCTGGATAAACGATCAATCAATAGGCTCTGTGATACGCCGATTTTCTCTGCCCAACGGGAAATCGTCATTGACTCTCCCTGGTATTCCAGAATATGGTTATCTCGGCGGTTATTCTGCTGTTCTTTCATCGTTGCCCATCGGCAGTTGGATGGTTCATAATTGCCGTTCGTGTCGATCCGATCTATAGAATGCTGGTCGCTTGGTGGATTCCCCATGTCATGCATGAAGTTCTCGAAGCTGTTCCATCGTTCGCAAACAGTTATTCCCCGGCCACCATAGTATTTGTAGTTATCCTTTTGAGGCCGGCTGCAGCGCTGTCGCATAGAAAACCAGATATTATACAGACGCGTCTTTTTCATTCCGTGAGTGCGGCTAGACCTGCCTCGCTCTGCCACGAGCTCGATTTTCAAGCATCCGCAGCTTCTCGTATGGCCAGAGATAAGCACTTCGGATGCGACCGTGATTTTCTTCCCGCAGATACATTCGCACAGCCATTGAGCGCGCCGGCCTTTATTCTCTGCTCTTCGAGTGACGGTCAGTCGTCCAAATTGTTTACCTGTCAGATCGCTGAAAGCTGGCATCAGATAATCTCCTAAGTGTATAACCACTGAGGAGCCCGGCAGTTTAGCTGTCTTCCCCCAGGGCGCGGCGCAGGCGGACCAGGGCGCGCCGCTCGATCACCTGCACCCGAGTTTTGCTGATGCCCAACTGGCCGGCGATGGCGGCGTGGGTGAGCGGTCCGGCGCCTTCCAGGCCGAAACGGAGGGTCAGCACGCGGGCATAGAGCGGCGGGAGATCGGCCAGGCGCCGGCGCATGCACTCCAGTGTGATTTGTTGCTCGGCACTCTCGGCTGTGTCATCCTCGGCCAGGATGTAATCCCCGACCGTGTGGTCATCCAGGCCGGCCGGCTGGTCCAGGCTGACGGCTGCCGGGATCATGGGGATGATGCGCTCCACCAGGCGGATTGACAGGCCGGTCAGCGAAGCGATCTCGCCGGCTGTTGGGTTGCGGCGCAGTTGGTTGTACAGGCGGATGCGGGCCGAAGAGATGCGAGCGACCAGGTCCCCCTCCCTGGCTGTGCGCGGGCTGGCGTGGCCGTGCATCAGGCCGAAGCGCCGGATATAGGCCCTGATCCAGTGGACGGCGTAGGTGGAGAAGCGCAGGCCTCGCTCGTTGTCGAAGCGGGCGATGGCGTCCAGCAGCCCCAGGTTGCCGTACTGGACCAGGTCCATCAGGTCCAGATCGCCGGTCATGCCGGCGTGGAAGTAGCGCCTGGCGACGGACATAACCAGGCGCTGATTGCCATCCACCAGGGCATCGATGGCAGCCTGGTCGCCACGCGAGGCGCGCCTGAGCAGGCGCGCCTCGGTGGCGGGGTCCAGGAGCGAGTGCCCCAGGCGTTCGGACTGGTAGAGGCTCAGCGAGTCGTCTTCCATGCCATTTCAATACGTCACAGGGCTGTAGCCGGCGTAACCTTTCCGCTTCCTTGCGTTGTCTTACAGTGCCTTCGCACATCGACGCGGGTCGATGTTGTACACCACCGCTGCATTCTGCGCAACTCCCTGCCTGGCTGCTGCCGTGCTTTTCATGACGGCGCATAGCTTGACCACCACTAGGCGTAAAATCACTTTGCGTTGCCACTCCAAAGCGCTGCTGCTGTGCTTTCGGGTCTCAACATTACGTTCCTGATGCCTTGCAACACATGACTGGCTTTGCAGGCGCATTGCCATGCTGTACTACGCTTCTCCATAGCGCTGCTGCTGTTCGTCACGATCCGGTTCCATCCATTGCTTTGCCGGTACACAGCCACTCTTGGCGAAGCTAAGCATTTCCGATGCGTTCTGTACTCGACCATGATCTACTCAACCGTGCTGGTGCACATCACTGCGTAAATTCTCTGAACCATACCGATGCCGATCCTCTCCAGGCAAGGCCACGCGTTACCGGTGCGATTCCATTCTTTTCTCAACGGCGCCATGCCTTTGCTAAACTATTCCGTGCAGAGCATCCCATAAGCAGTTATGAAGATAATCGCTTAGCCGGGCCTATCATTGCGGCTCATCTCTCTGCCGCTGCCGCGCTCTGCATAATATAACTGTACCAAAGCATTCATTGCTATTCAGCGCACAACCACTGCGGGGCGAAACAGAACTTCTCGCTGCCAGGACGATGCGTCTCCAGGCTTCTCATATCAATTCAATACATAGCCTCTGCGTAACAGCGCCAGGCGGTGCCGGGCTTAGCCAGTGCATATCGTCTCGAAACTATGCCATTCCGATGCTCCGCTGCGCAATGGCACGCCATGCCGGCGCCATTCAGGACAGATCCACGCTCGCTTTCGCATTACTCATCATTACTTTACTTTCCATAGCCTATGCGAGATTCAACAAGACATTGCCGATCCTTTGCGCTCACTGCTGTAGACTGCTTTGCCTAGACCACTCCGAGCACACGAAGCTTATCCTTTGCCTTACCTTTGCTTCTATCTGCTACTCGGGACTCTGCGTGGCGTAGCCGCTGCCGAACTTGACGACGCGTTGCTGGCTTTGCCTTCGAAGAACGCAACGGAGCAGGTCGAAACAATACTATGCCACTGCCATACATTACCCCGCTATGCCATACAATTGCCGCACTTCTCCATGCGCTCACCGCTCTGCCATTGCGCCGATGAGATAGACTGTGCACCGCGCTCACCGAACGCCACCTTCCTAACGCCACCTTGCTGATGCAGAACCGAAACGTCACACAGATTACCTTGCCTACGCAGAACGATCAGAACGGAACGTGAGTTGGCAATGCTGATGCAGGAGAGGGGCGAAGCATTGGCGCACTTCCAGTGCTTCGCCCCTACGGGCCGGCAGGCCGGCTGGGCTATTCGTCCTCCTCCCGCTCCAGCTTGTAGGTGAACTGGCCGTAGCCGCCGCCGCGCCACTGACCCAGGCCCTGGTAGTAGCCGTAATCCAGGAGCTCGCGCAGGACCGATTCGCCGATGACATCCTCGATCACGGTGATCCCGCAGGAGAAGTGGGCGCCGGCGTCGATCTGCTCGGAGCGGGCCAGGGCCACCCGCTCGCCCTGGGGCGTCTGGGCGCGCAGGGGGCGTTCGTTGTAGGTGATATCGGGAGCGCCCTTACCATTGAGTAACTTGATCTGCGGCGGGGTGACGAAGACATAATCGCCCACCTTCTTGCGCAGGTTCTTGATTCCGCCGGTGACACGGCCGTTGAAGACCTGGCCGCCGTTCTTCAGGAAGCCCTTCACCTGGTAGGCCCACAGAATGGGATTACCGGCGGCGTCCTTGTGAAACACGGTAGTTCCCTTGTCCAGGGCGTCGGGGAGAGTCTCCAGTTCGGCTTCCGGCAGGCTGTCGAAGCCGGCTTTCTTGGCCAGGTACTCCGAGGCTACGTCCTTCGACGGCTGGCTGCCCAGCAGCGGGCTGATAAGTTCGACGCTCAGTTTGTAATGCACTTCCTTGGTCATTGCTGTCCTCCGGTTCTTGGGTTGGTTGGTCATCCTCCGGGCGGGTCCACCAGGAGGGGGTTGGGGTGAGCGCCTGGGCGACGCTGTTGCGCTGGCCAGGCTTATTCTCGAAGAGCACCCGGTTCTTGCGTTCGCAGGTTTCGCAGAGCCAGAATTGGACCTGCTTGATACGGGTGCTTACTGTCGAAAACAGGGTAAGCTGGGCGGTCACGTGGACGGTGGCCGGGTTGCGAAGGCAGGCTTCGCAGTAATTCAGAGTCGGCGCCGGGGTTTTCACGCCGGCTTTCCTGCGCCGTTGCTGCTGCCGTTGCCGTTGGCGGGCTTGACGATGGCGGCGTAGATCGCCGGGTAAGACAGGTCAGTGGAGCGGGGCAGGCCCAGGCGGTTGCCGGCTGCGACTGAGCGAGGCTTGGGAGAGTCGGTATCCAGGGGCAGCCACCAGGCCTGGCTCTTGCCGCCGGCGGGGTAGCAGTAGCCGATGGCGTCCACGCGGCCCTCGACGAACAGGCGCAGGCGGGGCGGCAGATCGGGGTAGATGCTGGACTTGACGACGGTGCGCCCGTCCACAATGATCTCTTCGTCGTCGCGGCGGGCGTGGCCGGTCAGCACCCGAATGCAGGCCAGGGACAGGAACTCGTGCAGGACCGGGCGGAGCTCGCCGGTGGCGTCCTTGACCTGGCGGCGGGTGTCCCGGCCGCCCTGCTTGACAACGGCCTCGGTGCAAAAGGTTGACAGGCCGTCCAGTACCACGGTCTGGTAGCCCCGGAAGGCCTTGTCGGAGGCCAGCCAGCGGACGACCTCCCGCAGGTCGGCGGGGGTGGCGATGTCGGTCACGTCGCCGGCGATGTCCAGGGCGCCGTTCTCGCTGGCGACGTTGAGGATCAGGGGCTTTGGGAAGCCGGCTGCCGTGGTGGTCTTGCCTACCTTCGGCTCGCCGTAGAGCAGGAAAGAGCGGGCCGGGAATTCGGTGCGGTGGTTGACGGTCTGGGTGCGGATGACGGGCGGCATGATGGCCTCCTACTGGACGTAAGCTGAGCGGGGCTGGGCGGTCGAAGCATGCGGGGAGACCGGCGGGGTTACGGGCCGGCCTGCCAGCATGTCGGACTGAGCGACCAGGACGGGGAGCTGATCGAGCAACTCACGGGCGAGTTCGGTGGTGACGACGATCCGGGCGCCGTCCGGCGTCTTCAGGCTGATCCAATTGGCGGTTGCGAACAGGGTGACGTTTGATGCTGCGATTTTGGGTGACATGGTTCGATCTCCTGACAGAGTAACCACCCAGGCCCGCCATAGTTTAGCTGTCCGGCAAAATTGGTCCCGGATCGGGGATGACGGGCGAAGGCTCTTCGATGCCAGGCAGCGGGGCCGGGTCTTCGATAATCCCCCCCCCCACCTCGGCGATCAGCGCCACGTTTTTGCAGGACGGGCAGACTGCGACGATGGAATCGCCCTGCATCTCTATTTTGTGGCGGGTGTTCCGACGGCACTTGTGGCAAAAGAGTGTTCTTGTTTTCATGGTTTCCTCCTGAGACGCGTTGAAGATGGGCGAAGCGGTGTCCTGCTTCGCCCTTTGGGTTGTATGCGATTATGAAGATAATCGGTTAGAACATGCTCGCTTGATCGGGCCAGAGTCGGGCGGCGCCGGTGCGCATGGCCTTCTCCTGCTCCAGCAGGTCCATTGCCCGGCTGTGGACCTCGACCTGGAGATATGCATCCAGTTCGTCTTGATCGGCTGCCAGGAAGTAGCCGCCGTTCATGCCTCCGGTGGCGCAGATCAGGTGGCCGGCCTTGCGAGCCCGGTTGATGGCGAGTCGGACGTTGCGGTCCAGGCGAGCCGGGCGCATGCCCAGGGCGATTACGGCGGGGCGCAGCTTTTCGAGCAACTCCCGCCGGCTGATTGCGTTCTGCCGCCCGATGTGGCTGCGCAGGGCGGACACGACGATCCGGTCAAGCTCGTGCGGCAGGCCGGCGAGCATGGCGTCCACGTCGATCTGGATGTTGAAGTCGGGGTGGTGGGTGGTGGTCATCTCAGCCTCCGTATTTCGAAAAATCAAAGCAGCCATTGGTGAACGGAATAACTTCTTCGGCAATGCGGGCGACGATGCTTTCTGCGGGGGCGCCATTCTCCAGGGAGAATACCCCGGTAATGTTCGCGTCTGCGAAAGATTTGCTGCGGACACGCGCCTGGTTGTGGACCACAAGCCCGTATTTCGTGATGTGAGCTTTTAGCTCCATGGTCATAAGCCGATACAGGTAATCCGGCCCGCCGATGTCATCCAGTTTGCCGGCCATCTCCAATTCCTGAGTAACCATCTGGAGATCAATCGGGGTTCTGTTTTCTACCATGCTGCGGAAGGTCTGGTAGATCAGGCGGGTTTCCGGGTAGAAAAAATCGCCGGGATCAACGCTGCCGTCAACCTCGAAAAACTTCTCCGGAGTCTTCAGGACCGCGCCGATCAAGGTTTCTTCGGTCTTGCGGTGGATAGGGAGAAACAGCTTTTCGGCTGCGACAGTTTTGACTTCGATGATGATTTCAACCGGATCGTTCGAGTACTTCGCGGTGGGCTTCCGAAGGGCAGTTGAAGTATTCGGGAAATAGAACTCCAGTTCACCGCTGGCTTCAGCCATCCGGCGCCTGATTGCATGCCCTTCTACCAGGCGTGCGTAGGCGATGGCGTGGGTAGCGGTTGGGCACTCACGGATGACTTTCTCGATATAGGCGGACCCGCCGACGGCATCCAGGTAGTTCGTTTTGCGAAGCTCTTCTACGACAGAGTTGGGGTCGATCTTGTCACCACGTTCTGCCAGGCAGGTGATCGCTTCCCAGATCAGGCGGTTAGCACGGTCGTAGAAGTCGCGGGCGGCTAAGAACGTGCATACGTCGAAGTATTTGGTTGGGCAGATTATCACCGATCCAATACATGCGGCTTCGGCTTCGACGGTGTGGGGAATTACGCGGACGGTTGGGTCAAACTGCATTTCGGACATGGGGGCCTCCTTTTGGGCAATGGTGGGGGAGGCACCCTGCAGCGCCTCCCCCGGCGGGTGAACTTACGAAAACAGCGCAAGAGCGTTTTTGATTTTGCTCTTGCGCTGGCTGATTGCACCTTCGGAAAGTTTCAAGGCGGCGGCGATTTCCTGGCCGGTGTAGCCTTCGTACAGCATGTAGGTGATCTGGCGGTTGATCGGGTCCATCTGCTCGATGGCTGCTTCGATCTCGCTCAGGCTCTCGGTGTTGATCACCAGGTCTTCGGGGTTGGCGCTGCTGTCGGCGAAGAGCTCCAGGCTGCCGATTTCGTCGCCGTCGTCATCCACGTAAACCGTTTCGTTCGCGACGTACTTGCTGTAGGTCCGGCCCCCGGTTGCGACGTGCTGGGCACGCCACTTGGCGAAGGTCAGAAGCTCGATGTCGGGGCGGCCGGCCATCTCGTCCTGGCGCTCCAGGAGCTTGACCCAGATGGTCTGTTCTACGTCTTCGGGGGTGTGTTCGGAGAGGGTGCCGGCTGCGTTGCGGGCGATGCGGTGAAAGCGGGGGGAGAGGGAGGTAAGGCGGGTGTTGAAAGCTGCGGCTGAAGTGGTGGAAATGCTGGTATTCATCTCGGTTCTTCCTGTGTTTTCTTCTGGGTGGTGGCCAGGTTTATTACTTACTTTAGTTATTATAAAATAGGTTTTACTCTCTGTCAAGGATTTTTAGAAAGTGTGTTTTGTCTATTGACAAACACGTTTTACTTATGATAAGATCAATCAAACGGAGGCGTATGGAAACTATCATGGCAACCGGGACCTTTCGCCTGAAAGGTCGCCAGCTTTATGCGCAGGGATTTGTCAACCGAACAGTCCAGAATGTCAAGGACCTGGCTGATCGCAGCGGGCTATCCTATCCAACGGCTCACCGATGGATTGAGAAGCCCTATGAGCTCACCAGTATCGACCTTGAGAACCTGGCGGGTTTTTTGGTTGATGGTTTAGGAATGAAGCCCGAAGACGTTGCCAATATCCGATTTGGCGATATCTTTGAGTATGTCCCCCACGAAAAGCAAAAGCCTGGCACCGAGTAGGAGAATCAAACGACCCACCGTGTCACCGATGGGCCGTTATTTAGCCATGATCGTTTCCGTATCATAGCCGTCTGCCAAAAATCCCCGGCCATTTACCGACTGGCCACCACGCACAGGAAGGACCGTGGCCGGGGAGCATAACACCCTACGAGAGGATGATAATGCCATGAGTTTCAACGCCCCAGATGGGCATTCGGATCAACCCCCAGAAGAAAAGCCCCTGGTTGTTACCATAAAGCTCGATGACCAAGTCGCCGAGCTATTTATGAGTCTGATTGAAAAGCTCGATGCTCTGGGACAGTCCAGGGCCAAAGAAACGCGTAAATGGACGACTTATCCTATTCGGGACGATGTTCTAACCTTTTGATTTTCGCCAGCATCCTTTTCCGTCAGGTTCAAGGGAAAGCTCGCTGAGGGCAAAGTCCCTGATGTGCTGAGTAATTTGCGACTTTACACCTGGCGCCAAATCTTCGCTATCAGAAAATGTGGCATCTCGCATTGCTTGTCCAAGAAATACTCGCCTTGGTTGGCCTTCGTATATCGGAGCAGCAAACGTGATTACGGTTGGAGCTCCCGCGGCGGCCGCATCGAAGATATTCTCAAAGGGAAGATCGCTTTCGTACGTTATCTTCTTTTGGGTTTCCGAATCCCATGCCGTCAATATCGACCATACCCGACTTGGGGTGATAACAAGCATTCCAATAGCGTTGAAATCTCTGGTTTTCACTGCTTTAGTTGAGAAACAAGTAGAGAAGAAAGCCCGAGATCATCAGTCCGATGACCACGGCAGCGCACGAATTCGCATTGGAAATATCTTGAGTGGTTCGGCTATAAACTCGATTGTACGCAGCGCGGCGAGGGCTTCTGATCGCCCCGGCTCCTCTCGGGGCCTTCAGTCCCAGCTTATGCGAACTGTATCGCTTCAGGGAAGTCTTCGAGCTTATGCGTTTGCTTACTGAAGGGATGCGAAAGCCGAATTTCACGTTAGTTCCCTTCTTGTTCCTGTGAGGTTATCTTCATAACCGCACAGGAACCGGGGTGACAATCGAACCTTACAAAGCTAAAAAAGTGACAGTCGGGGCGCCCGGATTTGAAGTATGTTTCGACGCCGAGGCAGCTTGTCACCACGGTTAGCCGGGGCGCAGGTTATAGTCGCCAGTTTTCAACCGGGGATGCCCGGTGATGGATTTCCTGCAGATCGGTGGCCGCCAGCTTGACGTAGTGCTTGACCATGTCCAAAGTTGAGTGGCCCAGAAGCTCCTGCAGGCTGATGGCGTCGCCGCCATTCCGTAGATAGTTTACCGCAAACGTGTGGCGGAACCGATGGGGGTGTGTGTCCGCGACGTTGGCCTTATCCCCCAGGCGAGAGATAATCTTGAACAGGCCGTGACGGGTCATCCCGTGGCCGCCTTCAGTCAGAAATAAGGGGGCCTTCGTGGGCAGCCGGCCGCGGCCGGCCAGGTAGTCCAGAAGCGCCTTGAGCGTGCGGGTGGATAACGGAACCTGCCGCTCCTTCGATCCCTTCCCAAAAACCCTCAACTTATTCCCCAAAATGTCCCCGACTGTCAGGCCGGCCATCTCGCTGGCCCGGATACCTGTGTCCACCAGGATCAGCAGGATAGCCCGATTGCGCTCTTTGTGGCTTTCGCCTTCTGCGGTCTTCAGAAGCCGCTTGATTTCCTCAGCCGTGAAGATCGGCGTGACGGTCTCCTCTGGCTTCGGAGGTTTGATCCGGTGCGGCAAGTGTTCCTGGCACAGACCCTCGTCCACGGACCAGGTCCAAAGCGAGCTCAGGCCCACGTGCACGTTCAACAGCGATTTGTTGGACAGGTGAGTCAGGCCGGCCATGAAATCCCGGAGTTGTCCGACGGTCAGGCTGTCGAACGGAGTATCCGGGCCGACGAACTCAGCCAGGCGCCGCAGGGTCAATCCGTAGTCCTCCAGCGTGCGCTCGCTCAGGCGCTGGACGCGCCTGGCCGAGATGAATTCGTCGATCACTTGCTGTGTCGTTTTCTGCGGCATGGTCGGGTTGGCTTTACCTTTCAGCAATTCAAGGACATTCATGAGTAGCATAACGCAAATTCCTCCCAGTAACATATTCGAAGTTTTCTCAATGGCGGTTATTACCGCGCTTTTGCTCACTTGTGGCCATTACTTCCCCTGGCGCATGGCCCTGGGCCGGGATCTGGGCAAGATCGGATCGTATATCTACGGCGTGGCTTCGATCTGCGGGCCGCTGGCGGCGATCCTGATCGTGACCGGATATATGCAGGTGGCAGCCTGGCTGGCGATTGACGTGTTTGTAGCCGGCGTCACCGTTGTGGGGTGTTACGGTCTCGATGATTGGCTCCACCACCGTGCGATAGCGCGGGAGGCGTTGGAGCGCGAGCAGGCTTTGCTGGCCAGCCTGAAGGCTGACGGAAGTGACTAAGGGGAAGCTGAGCGACTCTGCCGATCAGCGCCAGGAGAAGATCGAAAACCCCCTGGCCCTGATCGGCGCGACGCTCGCCAGGTTGGACCATGACTCGCTGCGGATCAGGCAGGCAATCAAGCGGGCCGGTCTGGCCGATTTATTAAGCCCGGTTTTGGATGACCACCGGCAGATCGCCGGCGATCTGCGGAAGGTACAGGCGTACCTCCGCGACATCTGGGAAGAAGGGCAGGACTCAAGGTGGAAATGATGCAAATCGCGTGCCAATGGCTAAATCGCTGCCGGTCTCGGCGGTTACTCTATCGGGAGGCTCTATGGCTGTTCAGGTAATAGCGCTAGTTCTGAATGCCGGTGGATTAACGCCAGCGCAGAAGTCTGTGATGACTGCGTTGGCGAATTGCGCCAACGAAGACGGCAGGTCGGTGTATCCGTCCATCCCCAGGATCATGATCAATACAGGTCTGGGGAGAACTGCGGTCAGAAATAATCTAAAGACCTTGCGGGCCATGAAGCTCATCATCCTGGTCAAAGGTGCGGGCCAGCACCGAGCAAACGAGTGGGCCATCAACCTGGAACTGCTGAAAGCCATGCACCATGAAGACCTGGACGAGCATGGCCGGCTGCGAAAATGGGTGGCAGAACAGGCCGAAGAAGAGGCTGTGGACCTGGCAGAAGACGATTCGGGCGACGAAACAGCGCCCCAGGGGGTCACTAAACGACCCTCTGAGACACCAGAAGTCGAAATCCAGGGGGTCACTAAACGACCCTCTGAAGTTCCAGAGGGTCACCTGGAGAGCCCAGAGGGTCACCTGGTGGACTCCAGGGGGTCACTAGGTGACCCCTATCCGTCATATACCCGTCATATTCATCACCCGTCAATTAAGAGCGGGGATGAAAGTCAAAAGATTTGGGCTGAGGTTATCGAGGTGATCGCCATTAACCAGCGAAAAGTTCCCGGATGCGTGACTAATGCGGAGCGGGTGGCCAGGAGATACCTGGCATCGACCAGCATTTTGGAAACCGACGGTGAAACCTTTGTGCTGGTAGTAAAGGACGGCAACCTGGCGATGGTCCAGGACAGGTACAGGATGTATATCCAGCAGACCCTGGTTGGGATGGGTTTTCATCGTCCGGGAAAACCGCCTATGCCTCCAGAGATCATCTTTCGGGAGCCGAATATGTCACCCGGTTCGAGTAACGCGACAATAGGAGCAGACTGATGAACCTTTATATCCTGGTTTCGGCTTTGCCCTGGATCGCCCTTGCGCTGATCCTTATTTCGGCAGTGGCCTTTCTGTTCTTATGGGCCGCGTGCGCCGCGTCCAGTCGTGTTAGCGGACTGGACGGTGACGGCAGCCTTCCGGGGTTCCCACCCGATCACCGGGATCCAGTGCCGTGAGCGAACACGACGAACAGGCGGTGCTGACCACCTGGGCAGCCGTGAAGGCCCGATCAGTCCCGGAACTGGCCTTGCTGCATGCGATTCCGAACGGCGCGAAGCTGCCCTGGCGGAAGAACGCCAAAGGCCAGCGATATTCGCCGGAGGCTATGCGGCTGAAGGAAGAGGGCCTGAAGCCGGGCGTCCCTGACCTGTGCCTGCCGGTGGCCCGGAACGGATACCACGGCCTGTATATCGAGCTTAAGTTCCGCAGCAATAAGCCTTCGCAGGAACAGGAATGGTGGCTGGATCGCCTGGCGGAGCAAGGGTTTCTGGCAATCGCCTGCTGGGGCTTCGAGGAAGCCAGGGAAGCAATCTCTGAATATCTCGGGCTTTCCGAGTTGTAAGAGATTATGAAGATAAGCGGATAGAGATTATGGAAGCGATCTTGTATGTTCTGCTCTTTGTCTGTGTTTGCGCATTGATATACGCCCTTCTTGGGCTGACTGGTTTTGTCAAATGACCAGATTTGCGGCCTTGTTCGCCTGCCTGCTTTTGCTAGCCGCCTGCACTCCATCCCCGGTGGCCCAGGCCCAGGCGCCTGTTACGCCCATGCCGGTTGATGCCGGCGCACAACAGGCGGCGGCGAATGCGGCTGCCACGCAGGGGGCGGCTTACGCGCAGATGACTCAGGCGGCGCAGCAGTTGGCGGCGGCGGCTGCTGCGACCCAGCAGGCGAATGCCGACCGGCAGTTCTACCTGGCCGGCACGGCCCAGGCCCAGGTGGCCCAGCAGGATGCCCAGCGCCTGGCGATGGAGGCGCAGGCGCAGCGGGCGACTCTGGCCGCGCGCGAGACTGTTGACGGTCTGAGTGCAATGGCAACCCGCCAGGCGATCACGGTCGCTGCCACGGCTGCTGCAATGCAGGCGACAGGACAGGCGGCGGAGGTCTTTGCCGCCGGAACCCAGGCAGCAGCCGTGGCCGGCGTTGCAGCTGCGACCGCTGAGTACAACCGGCTGGCGGCCAGCCAGGAGGCGCTGCTCTTCGCCGACCGGACCTTCGCCGAATCGCAGATCATTCGGGCGGCGCCGACCGCTACGGCCAGGGCGCAGGCTGCGCATCTGGAGCGCCAGGCGACGGTAACCCGGGGGGTGACGATTACCCTGATGATCGGGGCGTCCATCCTGATGGTGGTCTTCGGGATCTTGCTGCTGGCGTTCGGCAGCCGGTGGGCAGACGCAAGGGTCCAGATAAAAGAGCACCAGGCGGAGAAGGCCAGGCTCGAAGCGCTGCGGGCGGCTTACATGCATCTCGGCAATGGCCAGGTGCTGATCGTTGGTAAGAGTCCGATGGTGGTTGACGTGGCCTCGCTGGCGCACTTGCCGGCAGATGTGCGGGCAGAAGAGCCGGCGCAGTCGCCTGGCAACCCATCGACCGAGCCGGATAAGTTGGAGGCGTTCTTGATCCGGGCCGCACGATTCGCCGGAGACCGGTGGAAGTCTCGGACCTTGCCGTCTCACACCCAGATGCGGGTGAGCTCCGAAACCTGGATGCGGTTCACGGACTGGCTGCAGGAGCACGGCGCCATCGAAAAGCGAGACCGGCAGGGGACGTTTGTCACGGAAGACTTCGATGATTTGCAGGGGATTTACCGGGCGATCAGCGACGGGGACATCCCCTCCCCTCCCCCACTAGCAAGTGGGTCACGTCCTCCGTACCAGAACAGTCAAGAACGGGCCAGAACAGGGAGAACAGCAGCGTGATCCAGTTCGAGGCCTTTGGAATGATTTTCAGGGCCGGCATGGCCGGCTCCTGGCTGTCGCTAAGAGTCGTGTTAGGTCGCAGGTACGTCCACCTGGCAGTGGGCCGCCTGTTTGTCGAGATCAGCGAGTACCCGTTCTAAACGATTGTCAAGATAAGACCAGAGGAGATGAAACTATGAAACCCAGAGTTTGCATTAAGTGTGGCAAGACGGCGACAAATTATGTCGTTGCAGATTCAAACGGACGCGGCAAAAAAATTATTTGTGATGCCTGTTCCGGCGTTATTAGAGATGAAAGCAATAGCGCCTGGTTTCCAGGTCAAACCGAGATGGATATGCTCGATTTGACTACCGGGAAAATTGTTATCGTGCAGAGGCCGAAATGAGCGACCGCAAGATTATCCACGGCGGCGAGGACGGCTGGGCCTACGACTACTACGAAGACGAAGTGCCGGCAGAGCGCCCCGCCCCGTCCGCTGAGATGTACCAGCGAAAATACGAGTCCCGTGTTGGCTGGTTGCGCTATTGGCACGCCCTGACCGGTTGCGACATTACCACGTCGCTGATCCAGGCACAGAACGACCTGCGTGACGCGCTCCACGCGTGGGGTTACAAATGAGCGAATACACGATGAAAGCATCTCATGACATGTATTGCATATGGAGGAAAGATCCCGAAACTGGGAAGGTGCAGTACGTCGCAAAAAATGGCAAGACCTGGACATACAGCCCGAACGAAGCGCGTTGGTATGCGTATTTTCGGCATGCTTATACTCTGCGGGAGTTTAAATTCCCAGGAGCCTCAATTGCGAAATATGCGAGGAACTTCGACCTGTGCCCCATGGGCGGACAAAAATGAACGACCAATGGATTGACGACGCACTCGCGAAAGCGACTGATCGCCCGCTCACTCCCGAGCAAGCCATCGAAGCCGCGGAATGGGTAGCCTGGGAGGAATGGAACGCCACGCACGACTGGTGGCATCAGAAGTGCTCCAACCCCGACGACGTGCGCGCTTTTGCCTCCGATCTGGCCGACATCAACCAACACGAAGCCGACCTGCACCAACAGCGCGCCGACCGGCAGGCGCACCAGGATAGCTACCGTGACCCGGCCTGCGGGGGCGAAGACCGCATACACTACGCGACCGCAAGCCAGCCGCACAGCGCAAAGCCCGCGGAAATGCCCTGGCCGTTGCAATTGGCCATCATCCTGCTCTTCGGTTTCACCGTCATCACTTACATGTTGTGGATCGGAGGCTGAGCATGAACCGGGTAACCAATGCAATCCTATGGGCCGTCTTCCTGTCGCTGCTGCTGGTCCTGCTGCCTCACACGGCATGGATGTTCTCGATGTTCGAGCCGGCGGGGGCCACCGGGACGGCCGCGGCCTGGGGAGCAGCCTTCGCTTTCGAGGCGGCCATCGCGGTGCTTGTCCATCGCCTGGCGAGGCATTGGGAGGCCCAGCCGAAGGGGATGCGGCCCTGGGCGAAACGGCGATACCGCTGGGCGAACGCATATTTCGGTGGACTGGTGATCGCCCTGCTGGTGAGTTCGCTCGCCAACCTGGCGCATTCGGTCGAGTTCGGGCGGGCGCTGGCGATCTTCGGAAGCTGGGGGATCCCGCCGCAGGTGTACCAGGTAGCGACCGGGGCGATCTTACCTATGACCTCGTTACTCTTCGCAAGGGTTCTCAGTTACGAGGTGGAGACCGAAGAGGGGGCGAACCCGGAGGTGGAGAAGCTGAAGCAGGACCTCGCCGAAATTCGGCGCCGCCTGGCGGAGGCCGAGAACGCCCGAAAGAAAGCAGAGGCCGCCGAAGCGGCGGCGAATGCCCGGTTCGACGCCGCGGGGGATCTGTTGGCAGCCTTGACTGGGGAGGGGAAGCGTCAACGCATTCTGGCGGTGTCCAGGCAGTGGCCACAGTTGCAGCCGGGGGCTATCGCTGTAATCAGCGGGGCGTCAGCAAGCTATGTCACTGAGGTGCTGCAGGGGGCGGAGGTGGCAGGTTGACGATCCGGGCCTTATAGCTGCCCCTGGCCGGCGCGAGGTTTTCGACGATGGCTTCGAAGCGCCGGCCAGGGGGTTGGTCGCAGATCAGCACGTCCACCACTTCGCCCAGGTGGGGCAGGCCGGTCTGGGGATGGGGCCAGCTCTCCACAATTCCGGTGGCGGGGGTCTTCGAGATCATAACTACTCTGCGCAGAGTTTCAGCCACGCGGGCCTCGCAAGATCAGGAAGGCCAGCCCCAGGGCGCCGACCAGGGCGATCAGGCCGGCGATCAGCAGGTCAAGCAGGAAGAATAGATGAGGGTTGGCGCAGCGGTATTGCTTGTCTTCGGTGTTCACTCTTGTTCTCCTCGTGTGGGGTGATGGTAGAGTAACCCGTGAGACTGCCGGCAGTTTAGACTCACTCCCCCAGAGGGGGTATAATCAAGGTGCGAAAGCGAACCCGAATATTGCCCGTGCCGCAAGGACTGCCCTTACAGCAGATGGACGAATGGCTGGCAACAGCATAGGGTTGACCAACCCCTGTGTAAGGTATGTTGGACAAGAACGCCGCCCCGAATAAAGCAAGGGGCGGCGTTCGCTTGAATGGTGCTATAATCCGTTTGGATTGTGTGACCAGGCCCAAGCGGCCAACCAAAAGCGCCCTACCAATGGTAGAGCGCTTTTGCTTAAGCAGCTTTATGCGCAGCGATCAGGGAGCCGAGTCGCCGGCGACGGCGGGCGATTCGCCATCGCTGGCGGGAGTCGGGCCGGGAGTCGGGTTGAACTGAAACACGCCCTTGACCTGTAGGAACTGGCGCATCAACTGGCGGTTCTCTTCGAGCAAGTCTTTCACCTGTCCGAAGTTGGACGCCAGGCGGTGCATGACATCGTCAGCGTCTGGTGATAGCCCAAGATCAAGGCTGATTTTCTTGGGGGCGGTGGGTTGAGAGTCGGTTGACATGAGCTTTTCCTTTCGTGTGTGCGTTTATCAAGATAATCGGATAGACCTGGTTACAGCCAGCCAAGTTTGGTCATGGCGTTGACCAGGGAGATCACATAGGCGGGGGCGGCGCTATTCAAGCCGGCCTGGACCAGGCCGCCCTGCTCGTGCAACTGGCGGCTGTAGAAGTGCAGGTAATCCAGGCAGACGGCGACCTGGTAGAGCGGGGATTTTGTATCCAGGTTGCGGAGCAAGATATTGGATGCGTTTTCGGTGAGCAAGTCCAGCGTGGCGGGCGAGATGGCCGGCTGCTGCAATTCTTCTGGCCTGTCAGGGTCCCCTGGGGTTTGCTTTGCGGATGGTTCCATAACTCCCGACCTCCTTGTCGGTTAACTGCGAACGCTCCTACCGTGGCCAAAGCTGTCCTCGCAAGACATCCAGGGTTTACACAGTAGGAGCGCTCGAAGCACAACGAACGCGGTTAGGTTGTGAGTATTGCTTTGGCTGCGCTTTAAAAAACGCAACCCTGGTACATGTCTGCGAGGACAACCCCATTGTACACCCAACCGGGGCGGGTGTAAAGAGGGTCCGCAAAAATCCTATGAGATTATCAAGATAATCGCATAGAACCGCGCTCAAGAAATCCAATCATGCGACGTGCTTCCACACGGCGCGGGCGACTATTCGGCTGATGTGTTCTTGTGTTACACCGAAAATCTCCGCAATCTCCCTTGTCGAGTGGATCGGAAACAAGGACCGGATTTTCCGGATATCGTCATCGGTAAGCGTGGAGTGACTGTTGCCTTCTCCGGCCCCGAAGCCCTTGAGACTCTTCCGGCCCTTTTGGTATACGTCTTGCATGTTGTCAGCGTGTGTTCCCAAAAACAAGTGCGCCGGATTTACGCACTTCGGATTGTCGCATTTGTGCAGGATAGACATTCCGGGCGGAATCGGTCCGTTATGCAGCTCGTAAGAATATCTGTGAGCGAGAAACAATTTTGAGTTGGCGAAGAACTTCCCGTATGGCAGCTTGTTGGGATTTGCGGGGGATGGATGGTAAATATGGCCTGTCCATTCCCAGCAATCCGACTCTGCCCCGATCTTGACCTTCTCCCAGAACCTTTCTTCGGCTGTTTTCTTCATGCGACTCTCCTGGTATTAAAACCGTTGAGCCGGCCAGGAATTTAGCAGTTTACGACTCCAGTCCTATGCTGTTATCAAGATAATCTCTTAGGATTAGCGGGGGAATTGCTAAACTGACAAGGTTCACAGCGGTATATACAGAGAGGAGATATTGCATGACGATCTGCGCAGAAATTCTGAGACGTTTTGTATCGTATGGACCCGGAAGCGATCAACTCCGGTCTTACCTGGAAAAGCTCGATTGGAAGCCTGTAGAAAAGAATTCGCCGGCTGGAGTCTATCTGATATGCGGTCCTGATCTGCATCCAATTAAGTATGTCGGGAGTAGTACTGACCCATGGACCCGAACACGCACGCATATCAGGAACAAGATTGGGACCACCGCACTCTGTTTTCCCTTTCCGAACGATAGCGAGAGGCTGGCAATCGAAGAGGCCATCATAGCCCACGTCAAGCCACCGTATAATCGGATTGTGAGACAGCCTACCCGATATTACTCCCTGTTAAAATTGAGGTTGCCATGAATGTTTTTCGGAAAAACGCAAAGACGACCACCTATGTGACGGTTCCCCTGCTTGACAGGGGTAAGGATGTCGTCAAGATGGCGGCGGACTTTGACCGTAACATGAACGTGCTGCGGGCGAACACCTTCGCTTCGAATTCGGAAGAACCGATTGTCGCCCCTGATCCAGTTCGGGCGCGTGGGATTGGGCTTAGGCTTTCCGAATGGTCTGAAATCGACGAAACCGCGCACCATCTTGGTATGACGCCGCATGCTCTGGCAGCGCATGCAGTCAGGGATTGGCTGAAGCGTTATTACGGCGGAGAAATTGAACTCGAAACGCGGGCCAAGTTGAAGTAGCCAGATTTCCTATGCCGTTATCAAGATAATCGCACAGAACGAACGTGCATCACCGGGCAGTCCAGTGCACCCTCATCGCGTTATACTCTCCCATACGCAACGTAGCGGTGAATACGGAAAGAGGTGAAAATGCAGAATGATCTGGTTTGCGATATAGGGTTTGCGATTCCAGGGGGGCTGAATGGCTAAAGTACCGCCCGGTAAGAAGTCAAAGCCGTGGGATGAAGACCCGGAGATTTTGAAGCGCCTGGCCACGGTCGAAGACCTGGTGCTGGCCGGCTACCGTAACACAGAAATTGCCAGTCAGTTAAAGGTCGTAGAGGCAACGATTCGGAACGACCGTAACCGGATCGCCGAATTATGGCGGCGAGAGTCCGGCGCCGCCATCGTCGAAATGCGCTCCCGCTCGATTGCCAACCTGAGGCGCATCCAGCGTCTGGCGGACAATGAATTCCGCAACCAGCGAGAGCGCCCGTTGAACCTGCGCTTGCAGCTGGACGCCGAGAAAGAAATCGTCCGGCTGCAGGGCACCACCACCCCGGTTGACGTTCCAATCACCTTCACCAACCAGCCCGACGCAGCCACCCTGAGCACGAATGATCTGCTTGAGCGGGCGGCAGCCCTGGAGGCGATGGCCCAGCAGCTTCTGGCAGAAGAAGCCGGGACTGACGCACTCCCCCCTGTATAGGGTTATGAAGATAATCGGTTAGGATGCCAGGCAAGAACCGCTTTCAGGTCGTCTATGAAGACCTGGCCGCTCTGGAGAGTGCGCGTCGGGCCGGCGACTTGGGAGAAAAAGAGCGCCGCGAGCATGCCGTGGCGCTTATGCTGGAGGCGGCATCTTTGCGAAGAGAGACTGCGAAGCGGGTTGACGCCTCGCAGTCTTTGCTTCCGTTTTGCCAGTACGTTGACGAACTGTTTCTGACGGCTGAGCACCTGGAGATAATTGCGGGTTATCTGCACCAGGTTGAAGCCTATGTAGCCTCGAACGGCAAGGAGGGGATTGGCCGGCTGATCCTGTCGCTGCCACCCCGGCACGGAAAGACGCAGACGGTTTCCAAGCGCTGGCCGGCCTTTCTCCTGGGTCGGCACACGGGCTGGCGAATCGCACTGGTATCCTACGGCGCCGAACTGGCGGAGGACTCCAGCCGGGCAATTCGGTCAATCATCCGGGACGAACCCAGGTATAAGCACGTGTTCCCGTCAGTGGAGATATCCGAAGACAGCCAGGCCGTGAACCGTTGGGCGCTGGCCGGCCGATCGGCGGATAATCCGTCTGTGGTGGCGGTCGGGCGCGGTGGTCCATTGACCGGGCGCGGTTTCCAGGTAATTATCATCGATGACCCGATCAAGGACCGGGCGGAAGCCGAGAGCCAGACCGTTCGCAGGGGGCTGCACGCCTGGTATCGTGGCACGCTGCGCACCCGGTTGGAGCCTGGCGGGGCGATTGTTATCATCCAGACGCGTTGGCACGAAAACGATCTGATCGGCTTTCTCCTCGAACAGGAAGCCGCAAAAGATGGGGAGGCATGGACTGTGGTCAACCTGCCGGCCCTGGCCGAACAGGATGACCTGCTGGGCCGGGAACCGGGTGACGCTCTGTGGCCGCAGAGGTTTGATCGCGTTATACTACTGGCAACCAAATCGGCGCTTGGGTCTTACGATTGGGAGAGTCAGTACCAGGGCCACCCCAAACCTCCCGAAGGATCGAAAATCCTCCGGGAGTGGCTGCAAATTATCCCGGCCGAGAAAGTACCCACGGGCCTGCTTTGGTGTCGTTATTGGGACCTTGCCATTTCATCTAAAGAGGGCTCCAGCTATACCGCCTCTGCCCGCTGTGCATTCGACGATAACGGTAACCTGTACGTTGCCGGGATGATCCGGGGCCGGTGGGAATGGCCGGCGCAGCGCAAGATCGTGCAAACCACCATGCTGGCGGAGGCCAGTCTGGGCGTGGCGCACGGGGTAGAGTCGGCGCTCCATGGTACGGCAGCCGTGCAAGATTTCCGCAAGGCGCCGAACCTGCGCAAGGTGCCGTTCAAGAAGGTTGACGTGCACGTTGATAAGCTGACTCGGGCGCTGCCCTGGATTGCCCTGGCGGAAAGCGGAAAGGTTTACCTGGTAGCCGGCGCCTGGAATGGAGATTTCATCGAAGAGGCAGCCACTTTCACCGGCCATAACGACCAGTACGACGATCAGATTGATGCTGTAAGCGGCGCCACCGCCCTGCTTACGCAGTACAAAGGCAAGGCGAAAGCCGTAGAAAACCCGTTCTATCGTTAGGAGGCGCATGAATATTACAACGCAGCGATCCATTCAGGACTTCTGGGTCGAATTGCTCAACGATCAGGCCGTGGACCTTGGCCTGGAGCGAGCCGTCAAGGTGGTTTCTCAGCCGGAAGTCGGCCAGGCAATGCAGTGGGCTTACGAGACCGGAAGCGGTGAACTGGTGAGCCTGGGCGGGAGCATCGAAGAGGCCGAGGCTTCACTCCGAAGCATGGTGGGGGCGTAACCATGAATGACATTCGGTTCGGGCGGTCTCTGCAAGACTTGCCCCAGCAGTTGGAGTTTGGCGATTGGGGCGTTCTGCAAACCGCAGCAGCCCTGGAGCTATTCCAAGATGCCCTGGCGCATTTCGACCAGGAAGACGTAATCGCCGAAGAGAAGGCCAGGCGGGCGGTGATCGAGGCCGCCCGGAAGTATTACGACGGGAACCATATCAAGCCCTTGACGGTGCGACCTGGCGAGCCGGACGATAACGTGCTGGTGAACCTCTGTCGGTCGTTGATCGACGACTCTGTATCCTGGCTGTTCGGAAACCCCGAAACCGGCGTGCTGCGCTTCGAGACCCAGGACGGCGAGTCGGAGGAAGTAGGAACCATCCTTGAAGAAGTTTACGAGGCGTCGGGGGGCTTCAACTTCTTCAAGCGCCTGGGGACACGCGGGAGCGTTTCCGGCCATGCGTTTATCAAGATAAGCCCACAGGATGACGGCACGCCAAAGCTGACCGTTCTCGACCCGATGCTGGTGAGTGTGCGCACCGATCCGGCCGACACTGACCGGGTGATTGCCTATAAAATCGAGTGGCGCAGGCAGGAAACAGATCCCAGATCCAGGCGGCGCGAGACGTATATCTACCGCCAGATGGTTGTAGAGGTCAACGAAGCCGAAGGCGCCTGGGTGGTGGGCGATTTCAAGTGCAAAGACCGGGCAAAGCGCCAATGGTTCATGGTCGAAGCCTGGGCCTGGCCGTGGCGCTGGTCGCCGATCGTGGACGCCCCGAACATCCAGGCCGGCTGGGGCTATTATGGCATCTCCGATCTGGAGGATGCAGCGGGGATCAACGATGCCCTGAATTTCCTGTCTTCGAACACCATGCGGATTTTGAAGCTGCACGCGCACCCGAAGACCATTGGCACAGGGATGGCCGTAGAGGAACTGCAGGAGACCGCAGTAGACTCGTTCTGGGTTGTTCCAAATCCAGAGGCCAAGATCAACAACCTGGAGATGCAAAGCGACCTGCAAAGCTCTCTCCAGTTCCTGGAGTTTCTCAAGACGGCTTTCTGGACAATCGGGCGGGGAATGGACCCGGCGATCTATAAAGATAAGATCGGCCAGGTGACCAACTTCGCCTTGCGGGTGCTGGCCATTCGCAGCCTGCATAAGGCCGGCGATAAACGCCTGACTTACGGCAAGCTGCTGCGGACGGCGAATGAGCACATCCTGGAGATGACGGGCAGCCAGATCGTTGACACAGCGATCCAATGGCCAGAACCGCTCCCGGAAGACCCGAATGAAGAAATGGTCCGCCTGGAGAAGGAAGTTGCCCTGGAGATTACCAGCCGGGAAACGGCGGCTCAAGAAATCGGGCGTTCGTGGGATGTAGAGCGCAAGCGCATCGAAGCTGAAAAGAAAGAGCGGGCCACCCTGGGGGGCTTCCTCATGGAACAGTTTGACCGAGGCGAGCCGGCCGCTCAGTTTGGCGATCAGAACCAGAAGAAGGACCAGCAGCAGGACAACAACAATGACGACGAACAGCCAGCCCCAAACCGCTAATATACAGCCCCGCATGGTCTCGATCTACGAGCTCCTGGTAAAGCTGCGCCCGCTGATCGATGGCTACCCATGGGCTGAGGATGCGCTGATTGACCTGTGGAAGATGGGCGCCCCCGATCCGTCGCCGAACAGCCAGAAATGCCAGGGGCCGCACTGCGCCCTAGAGGTGATGAAGCGCAACCGCTGCGTTCCGAAGTTCGGCTGCGCAATGGAGAAGCGCGTCCTGCTGCCGTCGCAGTTCGCCACCTGGTGGGCGGATGTGGCAGCCAGGCAGGGCCACCCCCTGACAGCCGCCGAAGCGCTGGGCGGGTCGCGTGAACTGCTGATTCGCTTGAGCTAACCCATGCCGAATCCGCTCGAACATCCGGTTATTGCTCACGCCATGAAAGTGCGCCAGCAGATGCTGGCCAGGGATGCGAAGACGCTCAACACCCTGACAAAAGAGTATCTGAAGGCGTATCGCTCTCTGAAGGCTGATGTCCAGGCGCTGCAAAAGATGATCGCCCAGGTCCAGCCAGAGAAGGGCGACTTGCTGCGCCTGGCTGCTACGCAGAACCTGCTGGACGGGGTGAAGCGGGAGATCGGGAAGTTCGCCGCCATCCTGGGGGATGAAATCGAAATGGCCATCAAGGCCGAGATCAAGCAGGCAGGCCTGGACGCGTTCGGCCTGGTGCAGGCAGCCCTGCCGGGTATGGACCCGGCAGAGTTGGCGGTCTCGTGGTCCAGGATCGCCCCGGAGCAGATTTACACCATGTATGGCTTCACAGATCCAGGCGGCCCGCTGTACGCCAATATCAAGGCGAACTTCTCTGACGATGTTGCGGCAGCCGTTCGGGAAAGCCTGCTTCAGGGGTACATCAAGGGGATGCACTCGACGGCCATCGCCGGCCTGATCCGCCAGGCGACCGGCCAGGGCCTGGAATGGGCGCTGTCCACGGCGCGCACTGCTACGGTCTGGTCCTACCGGGCGGCCAATGCGGCGAACTACCTGGCAAATTCCCAGGTAGTCAAAGGCTGGGTGTGGTGGTCTGCCCTGAATGAGCGCACCTGTATGTCCTGCATTTCTCTGCATGGGACGGAACACAGCCTGAATGAGATGCTGGCTGATCACCATTTGGGAAGATGCACGGCGATCCCAATCACGAAGACCTTCGCCGAACTCGGCATCGAAGGGGTTCCCGAGTCCCCCTTGAATATCCAGCGCGGCGAAGATTGGTTCAAAGCCCAATCGGCGGAGATGCAGCGCAAGATGATGGGGCCGGCCAAGTACAAAGCCTGGAAGGATGGCGCCTTCGAGTTCGACCAGTTGACCAGGCCGTATATCAGCCCGGTTTACGGCAAGATGCTCCGGGAAGCGTCGCTTCTGGAAATCCTTGGGGCAAATGCGGAGTTGTATTACTGATGGATCAAACCGGGCTGTATGTCATCTCTGAAGCCGAAATGCGGCTTATTCGCAGGGTAAGGCAGTTGCCAGCAGGGGCCAACTTGGTTATACTCTCGACTGATGGTGATGGAGTTATCAGCCTGACCGTACTGGATAGCGGTAGGGTTGAGAAGCTCCGGAAGCCAAATGACGCGGAGCAGGTGTAAAGGTGCACGGCTGGGGTCCACCCGGAGTGGCCAGGTTCGATCCCTGGGTTCCGCTCACAACCCATTTTTGATTTACTGGCGCGGTGCGGTGTTTGAGTTTATGAAGGTAATCGGATAGGCAGCTAACGCTGCCGGCTGTAGGACCCCTGAGCCAGCAGGGCAACACACGGCCAGAGACGGGCTTCCCCGTTTCTGGCCGTGTCTTTTTTACCCGGAGGAATATGCCACAGGATCACGCCGCAGAGGTCAGAAGCAACCTGCTGCAAACCATCACGATCAAGGATCCGTCCCAGGTAGGCCAGTACGCAGACCGGGCGCAAAAGCTCTCGCCGGATCGGCCCGATCTGACCGTGCTGTGTGATTTCAGCCAGGCGCAGAAGATGCGCCGGCTGATGATCTTGCCGCTCAAGGCCTGGAAGCTGACCGAGATCCATTGGGCAGAGTATGCCCTGGCGAAGATCGGCGAGCTGAGGCAGAACCCATCGCTCCAGGCGACCCTGGCGCTGGCCTGTTTTGGCGTAGTGCGTCCAGGCCTGGAAGATGCCTTCACCGATGTGCAGCGGATGGGCAAGCCGGCCAAGAAGCCGAAGGCGCAGCCAGAACCGAAGCCCGAGCCGGAAGGCGAAGACGACGAAGAGCTTGACCCGCAAACCCGCGCCGATCTGGACGCAGTGCTGCGGGAGGCTGAGAAGCTGGCAAGCAAGACGACCCCAGCCCGTAACGGGTTGTGATCATAATCCCATAGACGCAACGCAGGCGGTTAACTGCGGGAGGATTTCGACGTGTTTATGCCCGAATGGTTTTACGACACAGACGATAGCGGCGGGGGTGGTGACACCCAGCCGCCTGCGACCGTTGTACCACCGGCCGGCGGGGATACAGCCGGAGGGTCGCAGCCGCCGTCCGACAGGATCGTCATGACCCCAGCGCAGCTTGCAGAACGCTTGGCCCGTGCTAAAGACGGCGCCAAGCTGGATGCAGTGAAAGCGCTTGGGTATGACTCCCTGGAGGCGATGCAGGAAGCCGTGAACGCTGGCAAGGCGGCGCTTGAGGCGCAGAAGACCGATGCCCAGCGCCAAGCGGAAGCGCTCAAGCAGGCTGCTGACCGGCTTGCTCAGCTTGAGACTGAAGCTGCGCAGACCCGCCAGCAGCGTGACAGCATCCTGATCCGCTCGGCGGCCATCGAAAAGATGGCCGGGAAATTCATCGATCCGGGCGCCGCATTTCGTCTGCTCGACTCGGGCAAGATCAGCCTTGATGGCGAGACCGTGAAAGGCCTCGACGAAGCCATCGAAGAACTGGCAAAGCAATATCCGTGGACCCTCGCCAACACGAATGGCCGGAAGGAACTCTCTGCCCCGAAGATCGGGGCGACCAATCCAGACGGCCAGCAGGCGACCCCCAAAGAGAATGACGACGAACGCCGATCTCGTTTTTTTGGCAGCGGCGGGAGTACGCCCTTCTTCCAGGGTAGCGGCGTGCGGGCGGGAGCAACCAGCAACCGACCGAAATAGGAGTAGATTTCGATGACCATTTCTACCGTTGCAGACCTCAACAGTCTGTATAACCTGATCTATGAGGACTCGCTCTTCGTTGCCCGCGAGGCTAACCTGATGGTTGGCCTGGTGCGCAACTTTAGCGCGACCGGCTACATGGCCCGGAAGATCGGCGTCCGCCCGACTCTGACGGCGCAGGTCAAGCCCGAAGGTGTGGACTTCCAGAACCCTCAACTCTGGGACAAGCAGCTGAAGGCGACCCTGACCCCGCAGGTCGTGATGGCTCAGTCCATCCTGACCGATGAGGACGTTCAGACCGACCCGGAAAACGCCCGCACCGACTGCGCTCAGGAACTGGGCGCAGCGATCGCTACCAAGATCGACAAGGACCTGCTGGCCCTGTTCTCGGGTTTCAGCAGCGGCAAGGGTTCGGCGGGTTCCGCCTTGACCATTGCCAACTGCGCCGCGGCCCTGTCGAAGCTGCGCACCAGTATGGCGCCCAACCCGCTGTATTTCATCCTGCATCCCTACGGCTGGCATGACATCTGGATCGAGTTGGGCCAGCCGGCCAGCCAGAAGGCCCTGCTGGGCGACATCGCCAATGAAGCCCTGCGGTCTTTCTTCGTTGGCAACTGGATGGGCGCAACCTGGTTCACCAGCGCCAATATCACCATCGATGGCAGCGACGATGCCATCGGCGCGGTATTCAATCCGCAGTCCCTGGGCTTCGACAGCCGCGAAGCTCCGATGATGGAGCCGGAACGGGATGCCAGCCGCAAGGCCACCGAGCTCAACATGTCCGCGGGTTACGCTGTTGGCGAAATCCGTGACGAGTTCGGCGTCAAGCTGACCCACGACGCCACTGAGCCGACCTAAGCCTGGCGCTGAACCTGATCTGGAGGAACCCCTATGATTAACCGTAAGGTTCTGTCTGTCACGATTTACGACCCTGGCCAGGACTCTCGCATCCCGCTGTTCAAGGTGCCTGCCGGTCATGAATACACCGTTGAGGCGGCCTACGCTTCGACGGATCGGGCGGTCACTGCGCACGCCACGAACAAGTTCACCCTGACCCTGCAGAACGGCGGGAGCGCCCAGGCGGGCACGACTGCCATCAGCGATGCGATTGGCGGTGACGGCGGCTGGGCTGCGAACACCCCTGTGGCATTCGCAATTACCAGCGGCAGCGGCGATTTGACTGCCGGCCAGTGGCTGATGGTCAAGTACGACGAGGGCGGAACCATCGCCCCCGGAGAAATCACCGTTGTTGTCGAGTACGTGGACGGTGTAGGCTCGAAGGCTTAGGAGGTTGCAATGGAAAACCGTGAGGTAAAGACCGTTGCGATCTACTATCCGGGCCAGGATGCCGTCGTTCCGCTGTTCAAGGTGCCTGCCGACCATGTGTACACGGTTGAGGCCGCTTATGCGACCGATGACCGTGCGACTGCGGCAGATGCGGCCAACTACTGGACGCTGAAGCTACTCAATGGCGACACCGACCAGTCCGGAACAGATGCGATCAGCGATGAAATCGGCGGCGCTGCCGGCTGGGAAGCGAACACCCCTGTGGCGTTCACGATCACCAGTGGCTCAGGTGATCTGTCTGCCGGCCAGTGGCTGATGGCAAAGTTCGACGAAACCATTGACGGGATTGGCGGAGCCGTCGCCCCCGGATTGATCGTCGTAACAATCGAGTATGTGGACGGGATCGGCTCCAAAGCGTAGCTGGTCCTTCTTCTCCTCTGGGTGGCCCCCGCCGTGCCAGCGGCGGGGGCCATAAAAGCCCCCATCAGGTAATTTCTACTCAGCGAGGATCGCATGTCAGTACGCAGCAGCATGGCAAATCTGATCCGTCGTCTGCGCCAGATGTGCGAAGCCGGCCCGGATGATTACACCCTGGACGGCGTAACCTACTGGACAGACGACGAACTGCAAGCCAGGCTGGACGAAACCCGGTCCTGGCTGACTGACGTTCCGCTGGCGGTGCGGCCATCGTACGAAAACAGCGAGTATGTGTACAAGCTGTACGAGGTGCCGCGCACTGCCGGGAACGCTATCGAAGGCGGCTTCCGAGTGTACGACTCGACCGGGGTTGACGTTGATCCCGATACGTACTCGTGGTATGACCGGGATCTGTCGATCAGCTTTGCGGCTGATACCACAGGCATAGCGTACTACGCCGATCTTCACGCCTACAACCTGCAGAAAGCCGCCCAGGGCATTTGGCTGGACAAAGCAGCCCACATGCACATGGCGATCAACTTCTCGGCAGATGGCCACCGCTTCGACCGGGAGGCGCTGTACAAACACTGCATGGAGATGGCGGGGGTGTATGGATACCAGCCGGGCGGAGTATCCGGGACGAGTTTGCACTCCGGGCGGCTCGTGCGCACCGATGTGGTAAGCGTGTCTGGCAAGGGGTACCTGTGAGCATGATCTCCGCTGTGGAGCTCGAAGCCATGCGCCAGACGGTGGTAGACCAGGCGCTTCCCGATCTGGCTGATATTCAGCGGCCCAGCAAGGCCGCTGACGGAGTCGGCGGGCGGACAACCACCTGGGATACCATCGAAGAGGGCGTGGCCTGCCGGCTAAGCCATCCAACGGGCGGGACGCCTGGCAGTACGACTCTGGGTCAACTTATCGCTGAGCGGCTGGGGAATCGGGTTCTGTTCGTGGCCTCCCTGGCTGCCGAGACCGATGTCCAGGATGGCGACCGCCTGGTCGTATCCGGGCGCACGTATGAGATTCTGCGCGTTGTGAACGGTTCCTGGGAGATCGCTCGCCGTGCAATGGTGGCGGAGGTCGCATGAAGATCATTGCCAAGCAGGAATTCAATCACTTTCCTGCCCTGGTCGGGGAAATGCGAATCAAGGCCAACCGGGCAATCGTCAAGACGACCTTCGATATCGAAGGCCGGATCAAGATGTCCATGTCTTCGCCGAAGTCCGGGCGAGAGTACCCAAGGGGCTCACGTATGCACCGGGCCAGCGCTCCAGGGGAAGCGCCGGCAGTGGATTACGGGACGCTGATCAACAGCATTACTTCGGACTTTCCCACCGACCTTTCGGGGTTGGTCTTTTCGCCCGTGCCCTACTCGCTGTATCTGGAGTTTGGAACGGGCAGGATGGCGGCCAGGCCGGCCTGGATACCTGCTGCGACCGCAGCCTGGCCCGGCTTTCTTGCAGCCATGTCGCACCTGGTAGGCTGATATGCCCAAGTATCTTAACGCAGCGCAGGCGCAAAGCGATGAAGCAGAAGAGCTTGCCAAAGCGCTTCAGGAAATCGCCATGCAAAAGCTGCATATCGATGGCTTGAAGGACGTATTGGGGAGCGCCTATCTGCAAATCCAGAACCAGGCCGTTGAGATCGCTATGCTGCGGCGCAAGCTGGCCGAACTGAGCCAGGCGGTTGAATAGGATTATGAAGATAATCCGATAGGATCACATGGCCCAACCACTTGCAGCGAACACCTGGATACAGCAGACCCTGGCCAATGACGTAACCCTGGCCGGCCTGGTCGGAGACCGCATTTACGAAGATGTGGCCGACCGTGACGCTGTTTATCCGCTGGTGGTGTATCACCTGCAGGATGCCAACGATACCAACGGCGTGGCCGGCGCCCGCATCCTGGAGCGCGAACTCTACACCGTGAAGGTTGTCGGGCGAGATACGTCCTATCTGCCGCTCAAGTCGATTTACGCCAGGGTTGACGCCTTGCTGCATCGCCAGGGCGGCAAGACCGGCGACGGCGATCAGGTGAAATGCGTCCGAGAGTCGTCGATCAAATTCGTCTCTGTCGAGGATGGCCTGGAGTACCGGCACCTCGGCGGCCTCTATCGTCTGTGGATCATTAGCGCGTAAGCGCAGGAGAGTAACATGTCAGAACGAGCAAGCATTTATGAGGTAGTTCAGATCGGGGTTGAGGCCGTCCCAAACACGGCGGTTGCGGCTGAAAAGCTGCTCACCTCGCTGAGCGTTGAACCGGCGATCAAGGTTGAAACCCAGAAGTTCCGGCCGATGGGTCGCAAGTTCCCAAGCCTGGTTATTCCGGGCAAGGAATGGACCCAGGCCAATCTGAGCGGGGTGGCCACCTACACCGAACTTATTTACCCCCTGGCTTCTGTGCTTGGGTACGCTGCTCCGGAGCAGCAAGGCGCAACCGCTGCCTACAAGTGGACCCATTTCCCGAACACGTCCAGCCCTGACACTGTGAAGACCTTCACCGTGGAGCAGGGCTCGAAGGTGCGGGCGTCCCGGTTTGCGGGCGGCCTGGTGCGGGCGCTGACGCTGGACTTCAGCCGGGATGGCATCGAGGTGTCGGGCGAGATGATCGGCCAGGCGCTGCAAGATAACGTGCGTCTGTCGACCAATGCCAGGTACACCCTGACGGCTAACGCAACTCCGCCCAGCGCTGGCACCTTTTCCCTGATCTACGCCGGGCAGACCGCATCGGGCATCGCCTACAATGCAACCGCTGCCGCAGTCCAGTCTGCTCTGGAGGCTCTCTCCACGATTGCCCCCGGAGAGGTTATGGTAACTGCCACTGTTGCGACAGGCGCCGGAACCCTGGCGGTTGCCGACAACGTGTACACCATTGAGTTTATCGGCGATCTTGGCCAGGCCCCACGTACCCTGACTGGAACGTTTACGAGCCTGACGGCCAGCGGGTCTATCGCCCTGGCGTCCGCGGTCACCGGCGTTACCCCATCTGAGATTGACCTGGTTCCGGTTCTGCCGACCGAGGTGAGCATCTACCAGGCAGCGGCGCATGCCGACCTGGACGCTGCCAGTGCTTTGGAGCGGGTGCTGCGCTACTCCTGGGCGATCACCGACCGCTTTGGACCGATCTACCCGATCAATGCCAGCAATGGGACCAGCTACGCTGCCACAGTCGAGACTGAACCGGGGCTGGAAGTCAAGATCAGGATGGAGGCAGATGCTGCCGGCATGTCGCCTCTGACCACGCTGCGCGAAGGCGATACGACCTTCTTCCGGGTGGAAGCCATCGGGGACGAAATCGAAGATCCCTATTTCTACATGCTCCAGGTCGATACGGCGCTGAAGGTCTCGGACGTGTCCGAATTCTCTGACGAAGACGGCGTGTTCGCCATCGAATGGACGCTCACGGGTGTCCACGATGCGACCTGGGGTAAGGCGACCCAGGTTGTGGTGATCAACGAACTCACCACGCTATGACAATCAAGATCGCAGACCTGATGTCTGATATCCGCACCTGCGTGGTGCATGCCGGCGAGGAAGAGGCCGAGGTGACTTATCGCCCCTCGGCCTATACTCCGGAAATCGAAGACCGCTTGCAGACTGCTGTGGAAAGCCGGCGACCGTCGAACGGGATCGCTCAATGGCTTTCGGGCATTGTCATCGATTGGGACGTGGTGGATGACAACGGAGAGCGCTTCCCGACCACGATCGAGGTTATGCGAGAAATGCCGTCCAACTTCCTGACCGCAGTCATCAATGCCATCACCGATGATATGCAGTCGGAGAAAGAAACCCGAAAAAACTCCGGCGCTGGCTCGCCGAAGAAGGCGAGCTTGGGGCGTGCCCGGAGTGGTACCCGCTGATCCGGGCGGCGCGCTATCTGGGCGTGCCGCCCTGGGAACTGGCAGCCAGGCCAATCACCTGGCGACAATGGGCGCTGGATGCAGAAGCCGCAGAAGCCGGATCCAAGCGTGTAAAGAAGGAACCGCAGGATGATAACCGCCGCAAAACTAGGCATTCTCGTAACCGCTGATACCAGGCAGGCCGAACAGGCCCTTTCCGGGATGTCGAAGACTATCGATGGATTCGGGCGGTCTGCTATGGAAATCGGCAAGAAGATGACCGCCTTTGTTACGGTGCCTTTGCTTGGCGTGGGGACGGCAGCCGTCAAGGTGGCGGCAGACTTCGACCGGAATATGAACGTTCTGCGGGCGAACAGCGGGGCCACCGCTGACGAGTTGGAGCAGCTGAGGAAAAAGGCGATGGAGTTGGGCGCTGATCTGACGCTGCCCAGCACATCCGCTTCCAACGCGGCTGAAGCCATGCTGGAGCTTTCAAAAGCCGGCATGTCGGTGACAGACACGATGAAGGCATCCAGGGGCGTGCTCGAACTGGCCGCTGCAGCCCAGATGTCCAACGCGCAGGCGGCGGAAGTCACCGCTAATGCCCTAAATGCCTTTGGCCTGGAAGCGTCCGAATCCAATCGGGTCGCTGATCTGCTGGCAGCCTCTGCAAACAAGGCCAGTGGCGACGTAACCGATATGGCCGACGCTCTGAAAATGTCGAGCGCGGTGTTTGCCAGTGCGAAGATCCCGATTGAAGACCTGACTACCGCTATCGCCCTGATGGCCAATGCCGGGATCAAGGGCAGCGACGCTGGAACCAGTCTGAAGCAGATGATGCTTTCGCTGCAGGCCCCCACCGCCAAAGCCAAAAGCACCATGCAGGATTTGGGGATTGCAGTTTACGACGCTCGGGGAAACATGTTGCCACTGCCTCAGATCATCGATAACTTCAGTCAGGCGTTGGGCGGGCTGAACCAGGAACAGCGAAACTTCGCCCTGGCGACCATCTTCGGCAGCGATGCCGTGCGCGCTGCGAACGTCGTCCTGATGGGCGGCGCGACAGCCTTCAACACGATGAAGGATGGGATCACCGAAACCGGAGTGGCAGCGGACATCGCAAAGGCCCAAACTGAAGGACTCGGGGGGGCTATGGGGAAGCTCAAATCGTCTTTCTCGACAGCCATGCTGGCTGCAGTGCAGCCAGTGCAAGAGGACCTGGTAGCCCTGGCAGACACGATTGCCGGGTTGGCAACGGCCTTTTCGAAGCTTGACGATGACACCAGGGAGGCGATCGTCGACGCGGGCATGATCGCCGCTGCTTTAGGCCCGGCGATTTTCGCCTTTGGGGCTATGGATAAAGCTATAATTTTGGCGGGTAAAGCGTTCAATATTTTTGCCGGAGGAATCGGCCTGGTTATCGACAGTGTGGGCGGGATGGTTACGGCCACTGGCGCATTCATTCGGGCCTGGCAGGCCGGCCTGACTTTGCAGACTGCCTTGGAAGTGGCCCTGGGCAGTACTGCCGTTGCCCTTGGTGCAGTTGCCTTGATGGTCGGCTCCGTGGCAGCCGTGTGGTACACCTGGAACGAGCAGATCGTCAAAACGAACCAGGCAGGCGCCAAAGCGGCTGATGACACATGGACGAAGTTTTTGAATGACCAGGTGGAGTCGGGGAAGAGTGCTATTCAGGTAGCAGACGAATACAATGCCGCCCAGGATCGTGTTCGCCAGCAACTGGAAGATACCAACCCAATCCTGCGCCTGTTTATCGCCAACCAGGACGAACTGACGCAAGCGACCGGCGAGGTGCTGAATCAGGCGCTGATCGAAGCGGCGAGCTCCTACGAGGAATACCGGGCTGCAGCTAAGAAAGTCGGTGATGAAGTTAAGATCGTTTCTCAAGCTGAATACCAATTGCGCCGCGACATGGAAGCGGCTTCGAAGGCCAACGTAGAAAGCGCCGACTCAATCCTGAAAACCGCCGCCTCTTACGAAACCTACGTGGCCCGGATGAAAGAGGCCGGTTTGCTGCTGATGGTGGTCAGCGAAGAAGAGTACGAGGCTGCTAATGCATCGCGGGCCCTGGCTGACGCTGCGACCGGCGCGGCAGATGCAATGGGAGCGGTTGGAGCTGCTGTTCTGGAGTCGTCTGACATCATGGGGATCCTGTCCGACAGTCTGCAAGACGCCAAGTGGAGCGAGGATGCACAGGCCGAGGCCATGCGGGCAATAGAAATCGCCCTGGGGAAAGTCTCCCCAGAAACAGCGCAATTGACCAGCGATGTTGAGATGCTTTCGCAAGCTTTCGCTGAAGGAGTTATCAGCGAGGCTGAATATACCGCCGCGATGCAAGCCGCCCAGGAAGGTACGCTCGATCTGAGCGACGCTCAGCGTGAGCAGTACCAAACATCCCTGGATCAAGCCGAGGCGCTTAAAGCGGCGACGGCTGCCACTCAAGAAATGCTGATTGCTCAATTGAACCTGGCCATGCAGTTCTCCTCCGCATGGGCTAGTGCCCAAGAGCAGTACAACTCCGGCATGGAACGCTTCCAGCAAAAGCAGGCCAGCATTGCTGACAAAATCGCTGAGACCAGGCAGAAAATCCGGGAAGCGAAGAGCGAACTGAACCGCACATCGGACCCCGAAAAAGCTGCCCAACTCAGACAGAAGATCGGGGACTTGCGGCAAGAACTGACCGGCCTGAAGAAGGACAGTTCTGAAGCTGCTCAGGAGATGGGCAAGCTGGCTGATGAGATGCAGCGCTCCATCGAAACCCAACTGGCGCAGCAGTCCTTGACCATGCTGGGGCAAGCGTACGACAAAGGTCAAATCTCGTTCGAGACCTACCTGACCGCCTCGACCGAAGTTGCCACCACCTTCGGGATGCTGAACGAACAGGGCGTTGCCCTGTCAACCGGATTGCTGATGATCACCAAGGCGCTGGAAGAGGGCACGCTGCCGGCGACACAGTACGACGACGCCCTGAAGGCCCTGGCCACAGACGCCGCAGATGGGACCGTGGATATCCAGGGGCTGCTCCAGCAGTTTGGCGTGGCGCCTGCTCAGATCGATCCGGCAACACAGTCGGTAGAGGGCGCATCGACCGCCCTGAAGGATTTCGGGACCGATGCACAAACGGCAGCCACCCAGGCCCAGACCTCCAGCCAGAAAATACAGTCGGCCTTCAAGACGCCCGATTGGGAGGGCCTGGGTCAGAATATTGCGCAGGGTATTGCCGCAGGGATTACTGCAGGAGCGCCGGCTGTCGCCGATGCTGCGGCGCAGGCAGCCAGCGACGCCTACGCTGCCAGTTCTGGCGCAGTTCAGGCCAAGAGCCCCAGCAGGTTGTTTAGCAAGCTGGGTGGCTGGATGATGGAAGGCCTCGGGCTGGGCGTGAAGGACAAAGCCGAAGAGCCGATCCGAGAGACCGAGCGAGCCATGAAGGGCACGTTGAACGCATCCAGGGACCAGGTAACCCAGGCTGGCGGAGGCGGTATCAAGGCTGTACTTGACCAGGTAGCCGGCATGATGACTCCAGGTCAGGCCCGCCAGCCGATTTACCTGACGGTCAATGTAGGTGGGCACGAGCTTCGCCGGGTGATGGTTGACGCATTCAACCAGGAGCTTTCGGCGTGAACGACTATATCACCCTGGCAACCAGCGACTACCCGGCAGCCGGCCGCAGCAAGCAGTTCTGGGCGTCCGAACTGGCCGAGAAAATCGAACGCAACGAGAGCGAAGAGATCACCACCGGTGGCCGGCTGGCGATCATTCGCGGGCGGGCGCGCCAAACCTGGACCCTGACTCTGCTGGCGCCGGATATCTCGGTAGACAGCAATTGGGGCAGCCGGGGCGACCTGGAGTATTTCTTCAAGCTGCGCAACCCATCGGGCAGCCCCTCTGACACGCTGACCATGACCTATTTCGACGAAACGGTGTACCAGGTCCGCTTCCGGGAAGGCATGCAAGGCGATCCGCTTGGGGTGGTTATGTACGGCAGCACAGCGTATTACGCCTACCAGGTAGAACTGGTGGACGTGACGCAGCCGTCTATCGATTTATCTAAGCAATCGTATAGCTTCTACACTGAGGTGATCTAATGGCAAATCTTCCCATAATTGACGCAAATGGCGATACCCGATACGTCAAATCCAGCGGCGCCGGTTCTGACGGCGATCCGCTGATCATGGAGCGGACGATCAAGCAGGCAACGCACGACAATCTGAACAGCAATGCAAACATGCAGGTTGGAAATGCAGACGTTGCCAATGGAAACCCTGTGCCGGTCTCGGATGCTGCGGGAAGCTTGACGGTTGACCAGGCGGCGCACGACAGTCTGAATGGCAATGCCAACATTCAGGTAGGCAACGTGGATGTGTCCACCACAAACCCGGTGCCGACTCTGGATAACCGAGCTGGGGTGGGATCGTATAAGTTCACCACTTCCGCCGACATGAGCGCCGCAGCCGTCGACCTGACCAACGCTCCGGCTTCCGGCAAGCGCGTCTGTATCACGGATATTTTCGTGGCGGCTGAGGCTGCCATGATCTTGACGCTCAAGGAAGAGACATCCGGAACGGTGGTGGCGATGATCGACCTGACAACGGCGCATACCAACGTTGCGATCAACCTGGCCGGCCGGATCAAGCTGCCGGTAGCAGATAAGAAGCTCCAGGGGCAGACCAGCGCCTCCGGAAATGTGCACATCACCGTGACGTGGATTGAGGCGTAACCCGTGAGATCGGACATTCCGGCCAGCATCGTAAGCGCACTCAGCCACCCGGACGGCGCCGAGGTGCGCGCCCGCCTGGAGGGTGCGCGCAGCCGGCATTTCTCTACGACGTTCGATACCACGCACCAGGCGCCCTTCGCCCAACTGCCGGGGATCGTGCAAGACCCCAGGCCGCAGGCGTGTGTGTTGACGCATGGCCTGATGGTTTCGGCGATGGTTCACGATGGCGAAGTCTGGCTGATGCAAACTTTCGGTGATCCCTTCCGCCCGACGCTGAGCGGAGTGACGATTGCAGCCAACGAGCGGGGCCGGCCCGGGATTGCAGAACATAATGACAACGTTCTGAGGCTCTTCGTGCAGCATGACTCCAATGTCAAGCTGGTCGAGATTGATACAAACCTGGCTCTGGCCGGCACGGCTGAGTGCGTGCTGTCCGAAGAGACGATCATCACCGGTATGCCGCTGGCGGCCATCCATGCGGTGAGCTCGCTCGAACTGGCTGTGCTGTGGCTGGTCGAAGGCGGAATCGCTGTAAGCCGGGTGGCATGGGATGGCGCCTGGATTGACGACCAGTGGGTCGGGCGCTTCATGGTGCCCGACCAGGTGCTGCTGAGCACCGAAACCAATGACCTGGATTGGATGAACTATTCTGCGGCTGTGCGGATCGAAGGCCGGATGTTCGTTTACCAGAGCGTTCCATCGGGCGACGTAACCGCCTGCTTCTACTCGGATACCGGCGCCTGGTCCGACTCGTTTACTGCGGTTCCTGCCGATCTGTCGGTCTTCGCTGTATCCAGCGCTTTCCTATTCGATGACCAGGTCTTTCTCTGCGGCCAGTTTGCGCGGGCCGACTCCACCGGTCTTTACTCGTCGGATTATGTGTTTGGCCTGCTGCTGCCGAGTCGCAACGGGATTGATTTCGCCCTGGACCGGACGGTCGCATTTTGTGGCGGGGACAGCAGCGAATCGACCTCTATCGCTCTCTGCTGGCACGCCGCAGCAGGCGCCGAACTGGACGCCCGGTATGGAATCGATGGCGCCGGGGTGGTGTACTCGGATGCCAACCGCTGGTTTGTGCTGCCGGCGCACTTCGGCATTGATGGCGTGATGGGGGAGTATGCCCTGGAAGACCTGATCCAGGTGCGGGGCAGCTTCGGAAGCGGACTGAGTTTGCAGGCCGGCATGGAAACGCTGATCAAAACCAGCCAGGTGCTGGAGGGGGACGTGGTTGACGTATCCTTCGGTGTTACCGTCGCCGGTGGATATGTGGAGTGGTACCAGGTCATGCGCTGCATGGTGACGGGCATCTCTGAGTCGTTTTCGGACGGCAGCCGGAAATTTGAATTGACCGCGCTGCCGTGGACGGCGGCAAAGCTGGACGATATGACGCACCCGTTCGCCCTGACAATTATGGGCAAGGAGATGCTGCACGACCCATGTGACACCATGGACAATTTCGATGCAGCCTCCGAGGAAGGGTATGTCCTGTTCCCGTTCTCGGTGGATTTCTGGGATGGAGGCGATCAGATCGCAGAGAAGGCTCAGAACGCAGGGGCTGAGCGGGAATTCAACTCCGGCGACCTGATGTCAACCATCGGACTGGTCTCTTACCCGGTGATCCAGGCGCTGCCGTTCAATATCGAGCTTTACGGGTGGTCCAGGTCTGGCCTCCAGACCGATTTGGAGGGCGGCGGGGGCGACGTGCCGTCAGATCCCGCCGCGCCGAACGACTTGATGAAAGCCCGCTTTACCATCCAGCGGGAGGGGGTGAATGAAGAAATCTCCATCACGGTGGACGATGTGTCACCCGATGGAACCTACGACCATTTTCCCCAGACCTGGTACACATCCGATCCGGGCGATTACCCGGTGATCCTGCAGGGGGATGAAGACGACGGCTTTCTTGTTGGCGACCGGATTATGTCGGTCGGGACGATCTTCTCCAACACGCGCACGCCCAATACGGCAGAGACAACCTTCCTGCCGGAGCGCGTTGCAATCCCATCTGTCACCATGAAGGTTACGTCCTTCATGGAGGACTTCGAGCCAATCACCGAGACGGAAGGCTTCCCGGACTCGTGGGATTTCTCCAAGGGGTACGAAGGATGGGTCTGGGAAGTCGCAGACGAAGCTGGAGATCCAACTGTGTCGTATGGCTGGAATTACGCTGCGGGGTGCGTGGCAGTGGGGGGGATCCAGATCGACACGTCTCGCCCGGGCGGCGGATACCCTCCTGTTGCTGATAGCTGCGGACACGTAGGGCCGAATACCTTCGCGTCTGGAGCGGGGAAGTTTTCGTGGTATCCGCCCGCGGACATCTATGCGACCGCAAATTCTACGGTCACGTTCAATGTGTCACTGCTTTTCCGGACGGTTTATATTGTTTCTGCTGGCAATGCCGGAATAACCGTGCTGTTCAAGGATGGGTCGTCATACGGGGCTCACCTCGTTGGAGCGGTTGATAACGAGACGAAGAGCGGCGTTGTGGCAACACTGACGCTCCCTGAAAGTTTTGCCGGGAAAGTTGTCGAAAAGATTTGTATCAACGGGGGTAGCCGCGGGTACCTTACTCGCTTCCACTCGGCATCCATCGCCGGCTTTATCATCCCGGAGATCCTCGATGACAGCGGACAGGAGCTCATGCGCTTCGGAATTCCGGTGATCTTCTTTGCCCAGAAGCCATTCTACGCCATTAACTGCGTGGTAGAGGCCAAGTACAAGTTGGTCGGGGAAGACGCTTGGGGCGGGGTGGTCTGCCTGGCGTCGGATGGCGAAAACTACGTGGCAGCCAGGTCGTCACCGCTGAAAGTCCAAATTATCAAGGTCCGAGCCGGCCTGGTCACTGTTCTGGCAGAGACAACGCACACCTTCCCGTCGCTCTACGGCTGGGTCTCGCTGCGTTATGTGGACGGAAACTTCGAGGTGCGGATCAAGAACGTGCTATCCGGCCTCTGGAGCGCTCCACTGTTGGAGTACGCCTGGAGGGAGGCGGACGGGACTCTGCTGGCCAATATCGAAATAAGCCATGTCGGAATATATGCCCTGCGGGACGCGCCCTATGTCCGCATTTGCGGCCTCGATCTGGCGCAGGGCTGCGGTGCGTTCGGTGTACTTCCAGATAGCCCGATGTTCGACGAGCTCCCGGCCTCCGGTACGCTGCGGATCGAGGATGTATCCTACACCTATACCGGCAAGAGCGTGGTGGCTCAACAGATGGGTCCGTACCAGGGGCGGAACACGGGCGGGCCATACTCGTACTCGAACAGCGGTGCATCCTACGGCGGATATGCGGCTGAGTTCCTGCGCTTTGAATGGGCCGATCCGTCAGAACGGTCAGACTTCGATGGCGCATACATGTCCACCGACTCGGGTGTGGCCTGGCGGCTCGAAGACGTTGATTACAAGCCGTTCATCACCACAGAAGGCGTGACGATCTACCTCAAGAACCGGGGGCGCTTCTTCAGCCCTTCAGCGACAGCGGACGTGATCGGGATGAGCGTTCAGGTTTGGATCGTCAACGCGATCACCGGGCTGGCGCTGGTGGAAGGGGAAGGCGGCAGCCACGCAAAGGGCACGGTGGCCTACCTGACCAGCACGTCAGCGGTCAAGCTGATGGAATTCGCTGCTGCACTGGCCGTGGAGCCGCTGACGGACAAGGACGCTATCGGTAAGCTGTGTGCGCTGGCGCGTGGTCAGGCGGCCTTCCCTGGGGATGTGCTGGCGAGCTCTGTCAGTCTGTCTTCCAGCCCCTGGGAGGTACAGCGTGGCTGAGTTATTTGACTTTGGCACCGGCGGCTACGATCTGCATTTCGCCGTTCCGGCCTTGAGCGTCGGCCAATATATCCAGTCCGAAAGCGATTCGGCCTTTACTCAGCGCGACACCCTGCTTGCCGCTCCCAGAGGCAAAGTGCGCATCACCCAGGGGGTTGGCAGCCTGGTATTTGCGCTGTATGACAGCTACGGGACAATCCTCGACCGGGCCGAGTATGAGTACTCTGGGGCTGCCTTCAGAGCCCGCGTAACGGTCTATAACGAGTCGGTCACCATCTTCGTTGATGGCTGGTGGGGGGTGACGTTCTGGGTTGGGCGCGTCCAGCACGCCGAAAAGTCCACCGTGTGGCTGAGCGGTTCCAGCGGGGTGACGATCACCGATGTAACCCTGGTGGAGCTCGGCGACTGCCGGGAACGGATCGAAGCCGACATTGACAACAGCGCTGCCAATGCCCTGAGTGCGGTGGTAGGCCAAAGACCGCTCAAGATGTGGTCACGGTATGATGGCGTTCTATGCGTTTGCTATGATAAGCCCAGAGAAACGATTGCAGTCAACCGGCTGACCCGGGTTGACCGTGAAAAGAGCGCGCAGGGGGCGTCTGATATGCTGGTGTTCGCCGATAACACCTCCATCCTGATCGATCTGGAAGCGTTGGAGCACACCGGGTTTGTTACCAGGTCGCTGCGGGCCAGCGACATGGGACACGGGGCGATCACGGCAGGCCGCAAGTTGCAGGAAGAATGGCTTCAGGATCGGGTGAGATACACCCTGGCCGGCCGGATCATCCCCCATCTGGAAGAGTTTGACGTAATCGAAATGGGAGTCGTTCTGGGTGGGGATGCCGAATATCTCGAGGACCAGGTGGTGGTGGTTGACTTCCGGTTGAGCGTGGCAGCAGGCGAAGCCGCCACCGAGATCCGTGGCCGGCAGGAGACTCCTGCATGAAGCGCTCGGTACGCGGAAAAGCCACTGACCTGAGTCGGGAACGGCTGCTGCCGGCGACTGTGATTGATGTCGTCAAGGACCGCTGCGCCGTGCGCCTGTCTGGGAACGGCAAGATCATGCGCGGCCTGCGGTATTCTGGCGGGCCGGTTGAGGTTGGCAGCCAGGTAGTTGTCTCGTACTCGACGGGGTCGCCGATTGTCCTGGCGATGGGCAGAACGATCGCCGCGGAACAGGTGCGCAAGCCAATCGTTCGCCGGCCGCCGATGTCCGACAGGCCGGCAGGGGAGATCGGGGGGGGCGGTGGGGGATTTGTTGCAGAGCATCTGCTGGACGATCATGTGGACGTTAATGCACCGGCGCCGAGCGATAGGCAGGCGCTGATCTGGGACGATGGCGCAAGCGAGTGGACCGCAGCGGATGTGGCGCTATCGTTCTTGGATCTTCCGGATACGCCAGATGCCTATACCGGTTTTGCGGGTGCACTAGTTGCGGTCAACGGGACAGAGACTGCCCTGGAGTTTGCAGATCTGTCCACGGGCACTGGAGCGCAAATCTTTGCGCCGGTTGTGCTACTGGACCAAACAGCAGCGCCAGGTGGGCAGGCAAGTTTTGACATTACAGATATCCCGAACGGGTACAGCAAGATTGAAATCTTATTGCAAGGAAAATCCGAATACACTACCGCGTCTGCGGAATACCTGTATATCGCATTCAATGGCGATACGACCGCCGCAAACTATCGCTATTCCATCGTATATTTCAATGGGTCAACGTCTGGCGGTGATGCTGATGGTAGAGCTGCTGGATACCTGGCTACCTCCAATGTCGCAACATTACCTTCCAGTGAATGTTGCATCTCGATAGCCAACCCTGCCGGGACGTCGTACTACAAAACTGCGACCTGGCAATCCTTTGTGCGCAGAACCAGCACTTTAGCGTCAATCGTCGCTGGAGGAATTCAATGGGAAAATACCGGCGTAATCGATAGGATAACTCTGACTCCACAAAGTGGTAGCGATTTCGCCGAAGGCACGCGCTGTGTTGTCGTAGGGTGGAAGAAAGCTTATGTCGCGCCTCCGGGAAGTTTTACCGAGTTGCTCGACACACCAGACAGTTACGTTGGCAAGGCTGGTTATTTGGCCGTAGTCAATACCGCGGAAGATGCCCTGGAATTCTCGGATATAGCGGTGGTGCAATATTTTGGTGATCTGCTGGATACGTTCGATCTATCTACGCACGCGCTCAGTCTGGTGCGTGTAAATAACGCTGGGACCGCGCTGGAGCCCGTTAGTCCCGTCGTCCAGAACGTGGTGATCGCTACCAGCGATCATGTGATTTCCTCCGCAACGACCACCCAGGTAGTCGTTGGAAACCTGGCGACTCCAATAACGGTATTTTTACCCGCCGCTGTTGGCAGTGGCAAAACATACACTATCAAAAATATCAATACCAGTTACGTCACCGTGTTCGCCAGCACCATGGACACGCCGGATACCATCGACGGGGCGGCGACAATCGTGCTGAACCAATGGGAGAGTGTCACTGTGTTGGATTATGCGGCACATAAATGGGTGATCGTATGATGCCGCTGGCGAGGACGTTGGGGCCGTTGGGAGTGGGACGGGGGGCTGCTGGACCGATTACACTAATCAGTGATGCACTGACTGACACGGATGGGGTTGCGATTGCCAGTCATGTTATCGGTCCGATCAATAATCCGGGCGTGTCATGGGCAAACGGCGCTGGCACATATTTTATCTCGTCTAATCGTGCAAAACTGGCAGCGAGTGTGCCCGGAGGTCATTTCGTATGCGGCAACTGCGGATATGCCAATGTAACTGTATCCGCAGACGTGACAACCACTGCAATGGGACCGGGGGGGTATAACAATTTCGGAAACGGTCCTGGTGTAGTCCTGAGATGGGTGGATGCTGTGCGTCATTGGCGTATCGAGCTAAACTATTTTTATAGCACCATAAAAATACTTGAATTTATAAACACCGGTTCTTATGTTGAACGTGCATCAGCACCTACGATTACGATTGTACCGGGCACGTTTTATCGAGTATCCGCAACTGCGTCAGGTACAAGTATTACGGCTACCGTCAATGGCGGAAACATCGTATCTTACGCCTCCGCAACGAATTATTTGACATCACAACGACATGGCGCTGCTAGCCGTAACGCGACAGACCTGATCGACAATGTTCTTTTGACAACACCATAGGAGATAATGATGGCAACCGATTTACGACCAACTACAATGACAGAGGGTGCAGGGCAAATCCGTCAAGGCGGGAACCAGCTTTGGGACATGTATGCGCTCATGCGCCGCCTGCTGGCGCATATGACCGTGCTGCGGGGCGGGGAGCAGGGAACTGATTGGGCGGCTGTTGCCCAGGCATATGGGTACAGCGATCCCGCACAGGCCGCTGAGATTTACCAATTGCTGGCGCTGGCGGGGGCCTACCTCCAGGCAGAGATGCTACCAGATGGCAAGACGCCCAACCCTGTGCGGCTGCTAATGCACAAGCTCGGATAATACCATGCCAATCAGCCTACCGGTCTATGTGCAATACATTTCAACGGCAGACGGTACATCCAAAGACGGCCTGACTGTTACGGTGGATGTGCACGAGGTCAACAAGACGACCTTGGCTCAAACCGAGACAGCCGGTATTGCCTGTACCGGATTGGGTGACGGTTTTTACGGGTACGTTATTCCGAACGCCAACCCTGCAGTATATGACTATCTCTGTAATTTCAAGACCGCCGATACGACAGTGACGCAAAAACACAGCGGGGCTTTTCGTTGGGATGCAGCTGAGACTTGGGCGATACAGCTTGCGATGCTGGACGCGCTGATTACAAGCCGCCTGGCGGCAGCAAGCTACACCGCTCCGCCGACTGTCGCAGCGATCGCTGATGCCGTGCTTGACGAGGCGTCCGCAGGCCACACAGGCTTGATCCCCACCAATCTGGACGCACAAGTTAGCACCAGGCTGGCCAGCGCCAGCTACAGCGCGCCCCCTACCGCAGCCGTCATCGCCGATGCTGTCTTGGATGAGGCAGCAACAGGCCACACGGGCTTGATCCCCACCAACCTCGACGCAAAGGTCTCGTCGATCTACGCCAAAGTCGCCGGGGGCCGGATCACCGTGCTGGCGCCGGTGCTGGCCAATGGCGACGTGGTGACCGTCCAGGGCGGGGATTATTACGACGTGGACGGCCTGGCGCTGGAGTGGAGCATTACACACCCAACCGACTTTGCCGGGGCGACCGCCAAGGCCGTGATCGATGGCGTTATGGAGATCCCGGTAACAATCGTTGAGCCATCCGCAGACCCGAAGGTCTTCCGGGCGGAGGTCTCCTCCGCCGTGACAGCGCTGATCGCAGCCGGCCTGCACCCGTTCCGCCTGGTGGTGACTTTCGAGACGCCGGGCGAGGGCGAAGCCGATCCAACCTATCGCTACGTTTACCCGCTTGAGGGTAAGTGGCAATCAGATCGCATCTATACCGCATAAGGAGCATATCATGTCTATTACACCCGAAGGTCTTTCTGTTTCGGCCGGGGTCATCCTGTCCCTGGCGGCATCCTATCTGCCCGGGTTCTCCGGGTGGTACCAGTCGAAATTGCCAGAGTACAAGCGGCTGATCATGCTGGGCCTGCTCGTGGCAGCCGCGCTGCTGGTGTTGGGGCTGTCCTGCGCCGGGCTGGGGCCGGTTGGCGGGATGACCGTAACTTGCGATAAGCCTGGGGCTGTCGCTGCCGTCCGGGCGTTCGTTTTAGCAGCGGTCGCCAGTCAGACGACATTCTTGCTGAGCCCGCAGAAGAAAAGCTGACGCAAATCCCGTGGATCCTACTGCTCACCTGGAGGTCAACCTGGCGCTATTCGTAATGGCCGCCATCACGTCCGCCATCAATATGGCGCTGATGTACGGCGTCCAGCCATCCCTGCCCTACCGGGCGATGAAGGCCGCCCAACTGCTAATTTGTACCCTCGAACTGGCTACCGGGCTGATCGTTGCCATTGCCATCTGGCAGCGCCTGAACGGATTCCCAATCGCGCTGGCCATGCAGTGGTGGCTACAGTCACTCATGGGCGCCAGCCTGCTGGCATCTGCTGCAGTTTCTTTTAGCCGGATACTGTATGATCGTGGCGCTCGCCAGCCCCAGGCCAAAATGACGCAGGAATTGATAAATGATCTGCGCGATCGCGTCGAGAATTGCGATCGCTCGCTCCTACCGAGGCGCAGCGATGAGCCTGCTTGAAGTCGGAACCATTTTGCTGGTTGCGCTGCTGCTGGGTGGAGCGCTTTTCGCTGTCGCCGCGGCAGTTCATTCTATTGGCCAGGCCCGCAACGGTGGGGCGCAGGCCACTAACCTCAGCCTCGCTACCCTGAATGATCTGTTCAATGAGTGCCTAAACCGGCATCGCCGCGATCAGGTCCACATCGAGGCGTTGACCGGCACCATAAGCCGGGCGGCCAATTTTTTGCGCGAGGCATCCGGTGATCACAGACGCGACGACGAGCTGTGCCCGCTATTCGAGCGACACCAGCTGCGCATCGACCGCACAATCATAGCTCTGGAAGAGGCCATCGAGAACGACAAAAGCAGCATGCCATAAATCACATGACCTGGCTGCTACCAGGTCATGTGCGGGAAGGCCTCCACCAATTGGCCGGGCATAGGTGCCCGGCTGCAGCCTGCCCTGTTTGGACGATCAAAGTGAGTATAGCACGAAAAAGCGCCGGTTGACTATTCAACCGGCGCTATGAGATTATGAAGGTAATCGGTTAGAACGGGAATTCCCGGATACGCATGTGCTCGGGGAGGTCTTCGAGGCGGCCGCGCTTGTCGGGGTGTCCACCCAACTGCTTGACGAACAGCCGGGTTCCGCTGCTGCCATAGGCCTGGTCTCGCAGGCTGAGCGCCCATTCAGTTGCCATCGGGCGGGCGCCGGGGCCGCTCTCGCCGCCGATGATGACCCAATCGATCCGGAAGAGTTGAGTGATCGGGATGGTTACGGCTTCCAGCAGCGGTTCGCAGGACAGGAAGCGGACCCTGGCCGGGATATCCAGCAGAGCCGGGATGCGTTCTCCGGCTCGAAACTGGTCTTCTACGCTGGTCCCGATCCAGACGTTGGCCGGCCAGCGACCGTGGGTCCAGAGCGCCGGGACCAGGTCGTTGACCGCCTCGGGGCGCTTGGTCAGCAGCATCCAGATCAGGTTCGGGGTGCGCTCGATCAGGTCCCAGAGCTTCATGCGCCACTGCCCCAGGTAGATATCTGGCATGAATGGACTCCACTCGAAAACGTCACACATGCTGCCACAGAATACGCGGGCCGGCTGGCCGGCTTTCGCCGCCTTGGCATCCCACTTGAGCGGCTCACGCCAGTGGTCGTCACCGAAGAAGCGGCGGGGCTTGCGGGGTCCCCAGATGTCGTGGCCCAGCCGGTGGGAGAGGGTTTCGGCGTAGCAGTTGGCACAGCCAGGCGAAACCTTTGTGCAACCCCACCATGGATTGAAAGTGTGGTGGGTCCATTCGATCTTGCTATCCTTGCCCATTGCTGCCTCCAATCAAATCCGGGAACTGTTCCAGAGTCGGTTCCGGCCGGTCCGCTTGCCAGCGAACCGCGCCGCCGTCACCGTACGGAGACACCCACGGCAATCGCTCGCCGCGCAGGCCCTGCGTGACTCGATTGGATATTCGCCGGGCATCCGTGGCGTCAATGCCGAAGCGCTGCATCAGCATGGCGTCCATGTCGGACTTGCGCGCCACTCCCCCACCCTTCACCACCAGGTACTGCCACTCCTCCGCCAGATGCACCCGGTCTCTCCACTGCTCAACCGCCCGATCTGGATCGATAGCCGGCGAGATCGTTGGCTCATCTGCAATCCGGATTTTGTCTTTACCCATCGTTTCTCCTTGCCTGTAAACGAGTTTTGATATACTGTCTCAGTCTGTCGCCAGGGTGCCCCCCTCACTCTGCCGGCAGATATTTTTTTGCCATTATGAAGATAATCCCATAGGGTCGAACCCCCAGGACTGGAGCACCCGGAGGCCTTCTTCCATCTTTCGGGCGCTGACCGAGGCGTGACAGAAGCGGTCGGCATAGGCCGCCTGGTCCGGGGTGTTGGCATGGAAGCGCAGCCAGGAGGCAATCACTCCGCGGGCGATCCGCATATCCAGCCGCAGGTCACGCTGGCGCCTGGTTTGCACAGATACTTTCCGGGGGATACACTCCGAGAAGTCGCCGGATGCCAGGTTTCGCATGGCACGCGCCAGGCACGGGAAGCGCTCCTGGTAGATCCACCAATCGGCCCACAGCCGGCCATCGGGCTTGATATCGACCTGCAGGCCGTGGCGCTGTATGATTTCGCCTGCCAGGCCATTCTGAATCAGGGTCTGATGGCGATAAGTCAGGCGGTGATCGGGCGCGCCGGACAGGTGGGCAATGACGGCGAACGGCAGACCGATGGCGTTGCCCAGGAGGATCAGTGCATCCTGGCCGTCCGACCAGTCCACCAGCGGGACACAGGCAATGCCTTTGCCTGGATTGGTAATGCGCACCTTGACTGCCTCGCTGCGCAGGGCATGCCAGGTTGCCCAGCCGGCCTTCGAGCGCCCGCCCATGTCGTGGGTCTGCACGGCCTGGAGCCGCCCCATCTTGATGTAGCGGGTCACATCTTTCACGTCCACCCCGTGGTAGTCGGCCACCTGGCGGGTGCTCCACCACTCATCCCCCCAGCGGGCTTTGCGCTTGGCGATCAGCCGGCGCAAGCCAGGGTCGGGGACCTGGTCCGGATCGAACCAGACCCACGACATAGGGTCCAGGGCAAAGCGCACAAACTCCTGGCGCCTGATCCGCCAAATAACCCGGTCGGAGTCTGTCGGCACGAGCTCCGCCCGCAGCAGGCCGCGCTTGCACCAGGCGGTGGTCTTATGGTTGTCAACCCCCAGGGAGATGGCCATCTTGTTGGCGGTGATCCAGCGAGGATCCTTTGTGGGTCGGGGCAGCCCCAGGTGGCGTTCTGAGTGGATATGCACGGCGTTGCAGCTGCGACCCAGGGCGGCGGCAATACCGCCCTCGCTCATCCGGCTGTAGTTCTGGCGCAGGAACTCGTTCTCGGACTCTGTCCACGGGGTGTTCTTTTGGCGCTTGGCCGGGCGGGTTTGGGCCAGGACCGTGGCCAGGGCGGGAGATTTCCAGGTCAGGCGCGCAGGCTTTACACCATCTTCCAGGGCAGAGACGGCGAAGGCGTAATCCAGAAGGCCATCAAGGTCGCTCATTCTGCCTCCCGGCGCGCTTGTTGACCTCGTTCATCATGCTGGCGATTACTGCAGGCGACGGGCATTCGCCGCAGGTGGATGGCGACGCCATGCTGCGCAAGGAACAATTCCCGCAGACCTGGCGGGCGGCGAATGCCACAATCTGCCAGGGCGGAACTACGCCAACCTGCGCCAGTGCGTCCCAGGCCGGCAGACTGAGCGGCTGTCCGGATTTCCCGGCTGCCACCGTCAGGGCGGGTTCGTTGTAGCGGTCGTCTGCCGAGGCCGCCTTGCGCACCCTGGCGCTCTCTACGACTCTGGCGGCTGCGCCGAGGATGGCGTTGATGGAGTATTTCCCATCCGCTGCGCGCTGAGCGAATTTGATCTGGTCCTGCTCGTCGGACAGGCTGCGCACGGCGCGGGCGACGCGTGGATCTGCATGCAGCTTGCCGGAAGATACCAGGTCCTGGACCGGCTGAGGCAGGTCGAGCAGCAGCAGGCGATTGTCCACTCGGCTGGTTTTTACCCCGCACTGCCAGGCTACCTGCTTGACTGTCAGACCGTGCTCGTTGCGCAGGCGGGCGTAGGCCCTGGCTTCTTCGATTGGAGTCAGGTCCGCCCGCTGGATGTTGGCGACCAGGGCGCGCAGCAGGCGGTCGTGGGCGGCGGTGCCGTTGAGGGGCGGGACGATCTGAGCCGGGATTTCATTCAGGCCGGCCAGGTGGGAGGCGCGCCAGCGGCGCTCGCCGTCATGCAAGACAAACATGTCGTTGGCCTCTTCGACGACAATCGGGATGATCACGCCATTCTCCAGGATGCTGTCCGACAGTTCCAGCAGGGCGGCTTCGTCGAATTCCTGGCGGGGCTGTTCGGGGTTGGGTAAGATTTTATCCAGGGGGATCAGGGTAGTCATTGGGCACCTCGTGTAGGGGGATGGGGCGCACGGTGAAGAACCGGGCGCCCCCGTGGGCTATTTGCGGGCGGCCTGGGTGAGGGCCTGGCTGCCGGGCTTGCGAAAGTCGGCGGTGTGGCGGTCTTCGGTCACTTCGCCGATCTCATCCAGCCAGGCGCTGATAGAGGTGCAAGCCGGGCCGGCAACCCCCTGGACAGTGCCGGTGAGGGTGCCGTCCGGGGCGATCTCGATCAGGATGGTGTGGGGCTGGTGCGCCCCGGCGACGGTGCGGGTGGTAGGCAGGGTGGGCATGGTTGGCTCCTATCGGCGGACCAGGGAGAGTTGAATGGTGCCACCGGGCTGGGTGGTCTCGCGGACGGTGTAGCCCTTGCTGGCGGCCTTGCGGCGGACTTCGTGCAGGGCGTAGCGCTGCTTCACGCGGCCCAGGAACTGGAAGACACCATCCTGGCCTTCGTAGCTGCCGCCCCCGGTGTCGAATTCGCTGGCAATGACCTCGTAGCTCTGGCCGTTCCAGCGGAAGCCGATGTCGTTGCTGGCGCCGCCGCTGTAGCGGTTGACGATATCCCGGTTGATGCGGACGGCGACTTTCTCGTCACGCTGGTCGCCCTGGTAGCCGTACAGCGCCAGGGTGTTGGCCTTGCAATCCGGAGAGACGACCGTGCACTGGTGGCCGACGATCTCATTGATCGCGGCGATCAGGCTTTCGGGATTGCGGTATTCTGTGCTGATAACTTTGTACTGGCTCATCGAGTGTCCTTTCGTGTAAGTGTGGGGTGGTAGTTGTGTAACCATCGAGAGGGCCGGCAGTTTAGCCCCTGGCGTATGGGGTTATGAAGATAAGTACAAAGAAAGCGCCCCGGATTGCTCCGGGGCGCTGGTGGGCTGCCTGGCTTACAGGTCGGCGAAGCGGGCCTTGCTGGCGTTGGCGACCTGGGGGGCCGGGCGGCTGGGCTCGACCGGTTCGTTTGCCCGGCGTGCCCGAGTGTCGGCCCAGGCCCGCAGGTCTTTGATCTGGGCATCCATCGTGGTGCTGATCGGCACCACCTGGCCGGCTGCATCCAGCAGGTGCTGAGTATTCAGCGGCTCGCCGGCGTAGAATGCGGCTTCCAGGCCGGCTTTCACCACCCGCTCGATCTCCCGGCCAACCATGTTCCAGGTGGCGTCGGCGACGGCAGCCAGGTCGTAATCCTGGGGGTGGCGGCCGCGCTTGCGCAGGTGGATGGAGATGATCTCTTCCCGGTCGGCGCGGTTGGGGAGGTCCACGAAGAAGGTGTCATCGAAGCGGTTGATGAGCTCGGGGCGCAGCGCCCGCACATCGTTGGCCGTGGCGATGAAGTAAATCTCCGATTTGGTTTCCTGCATCCAGGTCAGGATCGCACCCAGCACACGGGTGGAGGTGCCGCCGTCGTGCTCTCCGCCACCGCCGCCCAGGCTCTTCTCGATCTCGTCCAGCCACACACAGCAAGGCGCAACCGCTTCGGCGATCTTGAAGAACGTGCGGGCGTTGGCTTCGGACTGGCCCACGTACTGGCCCATCAGGGCGCCGATATCGGCCCGCAGCAGGGGCATCCGGCCGCCGGTGATGGCTTTTGCGCTGAGCGACTTCCCGACACCGGGCAGACCCAGGAGAAGGACACCGCGGGCCGGCTCGACGCCGAAGGCCCTGGCTTCTTCGCTGAAGGTGGCCAGCTTGACCTGGCTGTACTTCTTCAGGTAGGGCAGCCCACCGACTTGCGCCATGTTGACATCCGACTCGATGAACTCCAGCAGGCCAGACTTGCGAACGATCTGTTTCTTCTCGCCGATGATGGCGGGGATGCAGGCGTCGGAGAGCTCGCCGGCGGCGATGATGGCGCCGGCCAGGGCTGAGCGGGCTTCGAAGGCCGTCAGGCCCTGCATGGCGCTGATGATCGCCTGGCGGTCGCCATTCAAGTGTACCTTGATATGACCGGGCACGTCACGTTCGGCCATCTCCAGGATGGCGGCGAGTTCGTTGGCGTCTGGCAGCGGCCAGTCGATTACGACCACGGACTTTTCCAGGTCGCCGGGGACCTGGAATACCGGGCTGAGCAGGATCAGGGTGTGATTGCAGGTCTCGAACTGGACGGCGATGTCCCGCAGGTAGCGCATGATGACCGGATCGGGGCGCTCGCCCTGGCCGTCGCGCAGATAGACATGCAGGTCTTTCAAGACGAACAGGGTCGCCGGCGCTTCGGGGTGGGTTTCGTCGTAGGCGGCGATCTGAGCCAGGGCAGCCACCGGGTCGGCGGTGTCTTCGATGGCCTTCTCGGCGGCGCCGGGCCAGGCCGGCTGCAGGCCGGTGGTGATGGACCAGGCCAGCGACTGGCGGTTGGAGCGGCCGGCCAGCGCCTGGATGAACTCCAGTACGCGGGTTTCTTCGTGGCTGATGATCGCCACGATGGGGTAGGAGGCTTTGATGCAGCGGCTCAAGCGGGAGATGGCTTCTTTGGTGTCCATGGGTTTCGTGTCCTTTCGTCGGGTCAATGGATGTTGGTAGTAGAGTAACCCGTGAGAGGCTGCCGGGTTTAGCCGCGGTGTGTGGGATTATGAAGATAAGCGGTTAGGGGGAAAAAAGAAAACCGCCCGGCTGGGGGGCCGGGCGGTTGGTGCTGATAACCATGATTATCGAAAGCGTCAGGTTATTTCGTGTCAAATCCTAGATATTTGCAGATGTGTTCGTCCTTTCCTCCACTAGCTGTTCGCGGCGCTAATTACGCTAAGCGCCCAATCGGCAATCTCGCCTGGGTTGGCTTCATCAAGCCAGACCTGGTGCGCATCGCCTTCTGGCCAGTCCTGATCGCAGCAGATGTCATAGACAGTATCCAGATCCGTAGCGCTTCCCATGCGTTCGGCGATCATTTCTGCTTTGCTGGCCAGAATGGAGTAATACTTGCCGGTGTGCCGAAAATCCGTGGTCATGTTCGCCTCCTTGAATGCGTTGACTATATTCTACAGGGCTTTGGTTCCAATTATGCAACATAATTGTTAAGGGTATAACCGGCGATGCGACTTTGAATTTAGCCGGCACTACGGCGAACTCTCGCACGCCAACCCGTTCCCGTCCCGATCTAACTTGAACACATCCCCCAGCCCCTGGCTCCTGCAGTAGTCAAAGCATGCCTGTGCCTGCTTGTGGCCGGCGAAGTTACCACAGTCCAGGTCAGGGCCGGTGCAATTGCAGACCGCCCCACTGGAGGGCGGCGCCTGGGTGGGCTGGATTATCGCCTGGGTAGGCTGTTCAGCGGGCAGGCCCCATAGGCCGGCGCCGGTTGACCTGGCTTCCTGTTCGGCCTGGCGGAAGGTATCTGCGCACGCCACGTCTGGGGGATAGGTAGCTGACGTGGCATAGCCGTTCTTTACCAGGTCCAGGTTCACAAAGATGCCGTTGACGAACACATACCGCAGCAGCCGGTCAAACTGGTCGGTCTCTGAGACATCCTTGACCATGACAACGGTCTGGTTATTCACCAGGCTGCTGTTCTTGGCCGTGGCTTCTTTGCCGAATGGCTCCTGCTTGGTGGTGTTCTCCGGCGTGTCCATGCCGATGTACCGCACCCTGAAGGTTTGCTCCCGCATTACCACTTCGATGGTGTCCCCGTCGATCACCCTGGTTACGATTGCCCGCTCCTGGGGGTTATTCGGAACACACGCGGCGGTAACGCCATTGCCGGACAGGCTCACGCCGGATGCACCTGGCTGGATCGGGATCGGCGAGGGCGGCAGAGTTGGCGGGATGGTTGGGGATGGTTCGGAGGTCGGCGAGGGGGGCGGCAAGGCCGTGTCAGTTGAGACAGGTACGGTATTGGTCGGTTCCTGAATAACCGGCATGGCAGCCGAACGCTGAACGGCTGTTGGTGTGCTGGCAGGGGCGAGCGCGCTCAGAACCAGCACGCCTGAAGCGCAGACCAGGCAGCCCGTGAACAGGGCGCCGACGACCAGGGTAACAATTTGCCAGAGCTTTAGTTTCATGTTTTCTCCCCGATGATATAAGATTCGCTACATACCAAATTCGCCCTGCTTGCCTTCAACCTTCTTTACCTTCTCGGCTTTCTTGAAGGTTGTACTGGCTGAGCGAGGCGGCATCTTGATCTGAGCGCCGGCCAGAAGCTGCTCGATGGTGATGATCTGGAGCCGGGGGAAATCCTGCTGCCAGATTTTTGAGTGATACACGCCCGAGACCACGGCTTCTTTCTCCATATCCTTCGTGGCGGGCTCCAGGGTGATGAAGACGCCTATGGCGGCTTCTTCCCGTTCAACCGCTCCACGTAGATCCCGGATGTCGCCTGATTTGACGTGCCCGCTCTTGACCTGGATTATGATGCTGGACGGCTTCCCTTTCGCGTCATCGATGAAGTTGATAACGCCATCGATGCCTTTGTCGCTGCCCTTCTTGCCCTGCTTGCTGCCTGTCTCGCCGCCGATCGGGCGGGCGCCAACCAGGGACAGCGCCCACCATTGGAACTGGTAACGGTCATCCTGGGCAAGCTGGCGAGCGGAAGAGATGTCTTCAGGCTCGCCGATCACCTGGTAGTCTTTGCCAGCCAGCAGGCCGAAGGCGGTCTCAAGGCGGTACTTTTGCAGGGTGATTGCCAGGTGGGTAATGTCGATGCCGATCCACCGGCGGCCCAGCTTGTGCGCCGCGGCGATGGCCGTCCCGCACCCGCAGAAGGGATCAAGAACAACGTCTCCGGGATTGCTGCTGGCGGCGACGATACGCTCCAGCAAGGCCAGCGGTTTTTGGGTGGGGTAGCCGAGGCGCTCGGCGGCCTGGGAATTGATTGGAGGAATATCATCCCACCAATCTTGTATCATAGAGCCTTTGGCATCCACGAAATACATCTTCAATCTGGGTTTTCCGCCCTTTGGTGGCCAATATATGTTGCTTTTAGCATCAAGCTCTTCGAGTTTATCAATCGTGTAACGCCAGTGATTACCATTTGCGGTTACATCTATACCTCGCCACGGAAGACCAGATGACCCTTGTCGAATTCCAGCGGCCATTAGGCTGACAGGATAAAACCGTCTTCCTTCATCGTCGATATAGCTGTAGCGTTTTTCCACATACTCACTTTGTGATTTATATTGCTGATTCCAGGAATATCGGTTAGATTTGGAGTAGTAGAGCAATATGTCGTGTATAGGACCATATCTGTTTGCCGAGTTATGTGCTCCAGTTCTTTTCCAGACAATCTCATTCCTAAAATTGTCCGCCCCAAACACTATATCCAGGATGATCTTCAGGTAATGGCTGGCCGTCGGATCGCAATGCAAGTATAGACTGCCAGTTGGCTTAAGCACTCGGTGTAACTCCACCAGTCTGGCAGCCATCATCACCAGGTAGGCCATCATCTGGTTTGCCCCAATAAATCCCCGCAAGGCCGCAACCATCTGGGCCACCTCCGGCGCTCCCTGGGTGACGAGCTCGTGGTAGGTGTCTTCGGCGGACTGGCCCCAATGCCAGGAATCGTCGAAGGCAGCCACCTGGGCCTCGGAAGATTTCCCGCTCTCTTCTTTGAACAGGATGTTATAAGATCGGTTGGAGTTAAAAGGGGGATCCAGGTAGATCAAGTCTACGCTGGCGTCTGGTATGTGCTCCCGCAGGATGGGCAGATTGTCCCCGTAAAACAGCGTATTCTGTTGTATGGCTGGCATTGCAAACTCCTGGATTATGTAATCCAGGAGTATAAACGAAAACCGGCAATTGGGGAAAAATATTAATCCAGCATGGAGAACCGGCTGGCGCTGCTGCTCAGCAGTTCCTGATGGGCATTGTGCGACAGGTCGATCACCTGGCGGAGAATTCCGGCGATCTCTTCAGCGTCCCGATCCGGGGCGTCTTCGTGGCGATCCTGCCCCACCGGGCCAATGGCGGCGCGCAGCATGACCAGCTTGTCACGCAGTTCGTAGTCGGTGTGGCTGGCCATGAGCTCGTAGATATCCAGCAGGCCGCGGCCCTTCTCGGCGATCTTGCCACGCAGGAACTTGTTCTTCTGGACAGACTCCAGCAGGGACCTGGCGTCTTCCGCAATGCGCCGGCGCAGTTCGGCGAAGACCTCTTCGAATGGATCGGTCATCTGCTGGAGGCGCTGGCGGGCGTGTTCTGCTTCGGCCTGGCGCATGGCATTCAGGGCGATCAGGCGCTCGTCCTGCTCGGCCCGGCGAAGGAAGTCCACGTGTTCGGCTTCCCGGTATTCGTTCTGGGCCTGCAACTGGAGGCGCTGGGCAGCCAACTTGTCGGCTTCGATGTCCTGTTCGCCATAGACCATCAGAGTGGAGTAGTCGGCCTGCAGGTCGGTGCCGATCTTTTCCCGGCTGGGCATGCGAGTCAGGGCGACTGAGATGATGTAATCGGTAAAGGCGTCGCAGTCGGTGAAGGACTTGCCGCCCACGTTGATCTGGAGATTTTTGCCTTCGGCTTCGGCACGGGCCAGGAAGGTGTTCCAGGCTTCGCGGGCGACCTCGGCGAAGTCGGCGGCCAGCAGGTCAACGAAGGTATCATAGCCGGCCAGGATGTCGGCCTTTGCTGCGTAGAAGCGGTCCAGCAGTTCCTGCCATCCGGCCCGGAATTCCTGGTAAGCGGTGAAGGGGATCCACTTGTAGGGGGCCACGCCGGTGACAGCGTAGCTGCAATCTTCCAGGTGCTGGCGCATGCTGCTTTCGATGCTGCGCAGCTTGCGGACGTGCTCCTCGGGGACCAGGAACTTCTGGCCCTTGGTGAAGCGCTTCTGCCGCACGTCGTCTTCGTCAATCCCGAGTTCCAGCCAGGTGGCGGAGCGAGTGAAGAGCGACAGACCCCGGATATCCAGGTCAACCAGGATGCCCTGCTTGCGCAGGGTGTCAAGCTGGAGCTTGACGCCTTTGATGCGGTCGGTTTCGACGCCCAACTGGATGGCGGTGGTCTGCCGGCGGTCAAGGATTTCTTCGGTCTCGGGGGCTACCATAAATTCAAGCTGTGCTCTCTCGGCGATCATTTCAGCGGTCATGGCCTCAACTCCTTGTTTGGTGGTAGGAGTGTAACCATTGGGACGGCTGCCGGTTTAGCTGTGAGATTATTTAAGCAATCGGTTAGGATTGACCGGGCGGGGTGATGTCGATCAGCGGGACGGCGGTCTGCTGGATCTTCTCGTGCAGGGTTTCCAGTTGGCCGGCCAGGATGCGTTCGTTTCGGTTGTCGTGCAGGTCTGCCCAGTTCCGGGCCTCCCTGGCGGTCTGCCCGATGTAGGTGTCCAGGAGTTCGATTTCTCGGGGGGTGAAGATCAGGAGGAGGTGGGTGGTCATATCGGATACCAGTGATATACGTGTTCGGCATTGCGCCTGGCTATGCGGGACGCGTCGCAGCGCCTGCGGTAAATCTTGTCAGGCCTCCATCCGCTCTTGACCCAGGGTATTCCATCGGAGCTTCTGCATATATCTTCCTGGTCGTAAACGATGTAATACCCAATAGAATCTATTTCTTCATTCCACGTTTCGTAGATGTCGGCTTCACGGTGGGGCTTTGGAGGGGTGGTCATCTCTTGCGCTCCCATGCCACCCGGAGTTCGAAGATATTGCGTAGCGCATGGCGCCCGATTTCATCGTTGAATACGCAGTCATCGAGGCAATGATACGCCTGATCCTTATAGGTGTCCATTGTCCAGTAGACCGGCGACCAGGGGCTGCCGTGGCGGTGATCCTGCCAGAAGTGAGACAAGCCGTCGCCGGCGATCTGGGCCGGGCCGGCCAGCTGCGCCCGGTAGGAAATGAATCGGTTCTCCGGAAGTATCCAGAAGAAAAGCCGGCCGTCCACGGTGGCCCGGCCCTTGCGGAGGCGATCAATCAGATTCATTGTCGGCTTTCTCCTCTTCCGCGGCCGGATAGACCTCTACCAACCGCCCGCCGCAGTGATGGCAATAGAGCATTCCGTTTTCCGTTGGGCCGCCGTCGAACAGTTCATAGTCCTCCCCGCACTCGGTGTGCCAGTAGTCGTCCTCCCATTCATCCATCTCGTGCGTCCAGGTGCAGGTCGTCTGGGTGGTTTTCAGGGCGGATAGCTCTTCCCGTAGCCGCTCGACCTCCGCCTTAGCTGCATATTCAGCGCCATATGCCCGAGAGATTTGGTCTGACCTTTTGGAGACCGCGGATTGTAGCCGCCGCACTTCGCGCACCAGGTCGGGGATGTCTTGACTGGAGGATGAGTAAAATATTGCAATAAGCATAGCAGCTACTTGATCTGCTATCTCTGGGGGCAACAATAGCACAAAGCCTCGATTGCTTTTCGAGATACTTAACCTCAGCATTTCGGATGGCACCGCCTCGCAGCGCGCTTCGATTTCTGCAAGTCTCTGTTCTTCAATCACTTCAGCACCTCCATGCGCTCGAAATTATCGCAAGAGTGGACGAGTGATGCGCCGTCCTTGTCCAGGATGTAGCACCGGCGAACGCCATCGTCGTGCAGGATGTGATGCGAGAATGGTTTCCCGCAAACGCAAATGGGGTCGGTGGTGGCGGAAAGCGCTTTCCACAGGCGTTCGTTCTCCTCCCGCAGTTGGGCATTTTTCGTAAGCAGCCGCTCAAATTCTGCGTCTGGATATTCGAGGAAAAATTTCAAGTTGCCCCGCAGCCGCCGCACTTCGACGATCAGACGAGGCAGTGCGCCACGGGATGCGGCGATAAAATTGGCGTCAACCTGCCGAGTGCGGGCGGCGACTTTATCGCCTCCGCCAATTCGAGCGTAGTACGTGGTTCTGACTATTGCGTACTGAATGCAGTGCTTATTGTCCGCGTACCATGTTCCAGGCGTTGCCCGCTCGCACAGCGCCTCTAATTCTTCCAGTTCCTGGTCAGTAATCGGCTCGCTCATTCTTCCCTCGCAGGCTGGTCTCGTTCATAGTCCAACACCAAGTTTTTGCCGGCTTCCGAAACCGTGAACGGCCAACCGATTCGGAACGCGCCAGAAACCAGATCGTGTTCTATCAAGTCCCCCATGGTGCTGTAGCCGAACACTCCGCACAGATACTTGCATGACAGGCCGGGCCAGCGCCGCAACTGGCAGAGCACCTTGACGTGGGCGCTGGTGATCCACCGGTGCCCAGCCCGGCGCAGTTGGGAGGCGATAAAGGCTGGCTGAAATATGTATTCAACCGGAAAAGTGATCGGGGCGATGCCCAGCATAATGTTCTCTGCACGCTCAAGAACCTCTTCGCCGTATTCGGTCAGGCGGTGATCCGGGCCAATCATCACGGCAACCCGCTCCCGCATGGCGCCGTGCATGTGGGTCAGGGTGCCGGCTGCGGCCTGGCGCAGGCAGTCCAGGTATCGTTCGTCCAGGTCGCAGTAGATTTGTAACAGGTGGGTGGTGTCTGTGCTCATGGTTCCTCTTGTAAGCGTTTATGAAGATAAGCTGTTAGGTTTGATCGTACCGGATGATCTTGCCAACATTCTCCAGCAGGAAGGCCAGGCGGCGGGTTTCACCCGTTCACCTCGTTGACAACTTTAAACGGGCAGTCGTCGCGGTGGCTGTGCTCGTTGTGAAATCGCCCGCAGAAAACGCACGCGGCGCGGTTTGTGCGAATGCCCGTAGTATTATCGTACCGCTCCCCGCTATATTGGATCTGCTTGAATTTCCGCAGCGCCTCTTCGTACCGATCGTTTCTTTCCCGCAGCCGCTCCACCTCGGCGATTAGCCGGGACACAGCGGAGCGGAACACAACAATAAGCTTTGTGTCGCAATGCGATCCACTGTCTGGAGCCGGAAAAACTTCGCATACGTATTCGTAGCTGTTGGAATCCAACGTGACGAATTCCCTGCCATCCGGCATGAACTTTTCTCTCCAAGGCATCGGAGACGCTGCCCCGTCTATGTCTTTCCATGCGTTCAGTTCTTTCTGAGTAATTGGGTCTGTAACTGTGTTCATGGTTCCTCTCGTAAATGATTATGAAGATAATCGGTTAGGGGTTCGGCTGCGCCACAGCAGTGAGCTGCTGATGGTACTGTTCTGCGCCGTATGTCGCCGTAATCCCGGCAGCCTCGATGGTGGCATTCC